CTTTAGTTTTTTTATTAACTCATCTACCTCCTTCTGATTATGGACTATATAGAAATTGACTCCTATATTATTACTATATAAGTAATATCTAAATAGTTTCTCTCTTAAAGGCCAAGCTTCATTAGGGTATCCTTTACATTCAATAATAAAATTATCCCCTACAAAGTCAGGTAAATAAGTCATTGCTCTATACTTTTTATTATTAAAAGTAAAAGCTGGAAGTAGCTCATATCGATGCTTCTCGTAATCTGCTATGATATTTGCTTCTTTCAGCTTTTTATATGTATAAGTTTCAAGTTTACTACGAAATTTAATCCCATTATATTCATTTGGAGTTGCATTCCGTACCTTGCCTTCTTTTTTCTTTCTCTATCTCTTCATATATCCATAATTTTATAGATTCAAAAGAATTTGCTTTAATAGCATCTGAAATATCTTTTGCCTTCCATTTCTTATGTACTAAGAATGGTTTTAAGCCTGTTTTAAGGCTTATTTTACGAAGATATTTACAACCAGCTTCATCTCTATCGAAGCAAATTAAAATTGTCTTAAAACGCTTCTTAAGCTGGTTTAGAGCCTTATCTGGGATAAATGTAGACTCTGATGATGGGCTTATTGCTGGAATACCCATCTCATATAAACACATGACGTCTTTCATACTCTTTGTAATAATGAGTATATCTCCAGTTTTAGGTAACTGTTTAAACCCCTGAATGTCGTTCTCAGTCAGGTTATTACGCCACTTTGTATATTTATCTGCTAAAGGTCTATATATCTTAAAATTGTTATAGACCTTATAAGCATACATAGGATTACTATCCTTGTAAATACCCTTTACAACTCCGTTACATAAATAATATTTTATACTACTTACTCCAAATTTCTTTAGAGTAGTAGTAGAAATATTAAACTGAGACCAGTAATTGATATCTGTTAGAGTAAAGTCTTGTCTTACAATACCAATTACTGTCTCGGTTGACGGTATATATTGCTTAGAGCTAACGAGTTTCGTATCATTAGTAATTTTAAGCTTACTAACTATATCATTAAGTATATCTGAATAGTTAGTTAATCCTGTAAATAGTGATACAAATTTAATTACATTACCACATTCTCCAGTACCATGATCCTTAAACATTAACTGTTTAGTCTTCTTACTATAATAACATCCAAAAGAAGGAGTTTTATCCTTTCTTAATGGTGAATTATATATCATACCTACTTTAAAATTACCAATATACGCTGCATATATATCATACTCTGTTACTTTAGATAATATCCAATCTAAAGTAATACTCATATTGTCTTTTATTTTCGTTGTATCGTAAATCATATGATATATTTTAGTGATAGTTAAGGAATCGAACCTTAATTAACCATTACTATCATGAAAACGTGAGTGCATGCTATCCCTATTCTATGAATTTTGATGCCTCCGTCACACCTTACATTCGGCGTATTACCGTCGATTGCTTCTTATCTCACATAGTGGCATGCTACTCACGTATCGCTATATTATGCCTAGCGTAGGCGGCTTATAGGATTATCTACAAAATTAGAAAGGTAAATCATCACTAGGCTGATCACTTACAGTAGTAGTAAGAGGATTATCCTCCTTAACTTCCTTATCTGCAACAATCGGCTTAGTAAACTGATCAATACCGGTAATTTCTCTAATCATGCTTTCATTCTTACCTTCTTCATAGAAACCCATAGGAATATTCATAGGCTCAATAGAGGCAAACTTGACATAACTAGGAAGTGTAGTATAACCTTTATCATTATAAACTATCTTTACTTTAAGTAAAATATCTTTATTAGCACTATTAAGCATTGTTACTACCCAGTTAGCAAACTCCTTATAAGAACTGCCACTGAATGCCAATACATTCTTAGGATAGAAACACTTGAGTATACGCATAATGCGAGTTACCTGGTTAGTAGCTTTACTTTGATTCTGTTCTTCAGTATCGCCTTCACGAATAGCTGGTTCCCATTCAGTATGAACAAGACTCTTACCATCTTTTTCAAAAGTAAATTCAATGAACTTCTTCCCTGTAGGAGACTCTGCAAACTTTGCGGATACAAACTTAACATTGTCATGAATACCTGCTTCCAAGTACTTAGTATTATTACTATTATCTGACAACTTTACTTCATTTGCTAATTCTGTACTAAATATCATAATATCTTATTTTTAATTATTCAGGTAAATAAACTTTATTCCAATAAGCAGTAATGTTATTATTTTCATCACTCTCTGCTACTACTATATTCTTTCCTCTTAAATGCGGTGCTCTAGCTTCAATAACAGAATTATCTCCGCCTTCAAATGAGATATGTGTCTCATTCTTCTTTCTATATACATAGCCAACAGCATCTGCTTCACCACATATAATATTTGCTAATGCGCCTACTAAATCAAGAGACATTTCTGCCATTTCTTCGCCATTCTTATTAATCAACTTATCTTTAGTATGACCAATAAGTATAAAGTTATCACATAATCCACGGAACATGTCGATAACTTTTCTTACAGCCTGTCTTATATATAAATAACCAGACCCATTAGGTAATGTTCTTAAATCTGTACCTTCGTACTTTTTACCCATTGGAGTAGCTTTATAAAGCTGTATAGCAAAGCTCATACACATCTCTTCTAGACGTGTAGCATTATCTATAGTAATATATTTATAAGGATATTTACCAGTTTCCTTTTTAATCTCTCTTATTGCATTAGCTATATCACCTAAATCTTTTACAGATCTAGCTTGAACAGCTAATGCCTCTAAGAACTCTGAACCACCTTCTAAATCAATAATTAGATTGTTATCCAGTGCTGCAACTAAAGTAGTTTTCCCAGCTTTTGGTTTACCAAATAAAATCAAAAATCTAGGATTTTCTACTTTAGCTTTTACTTTCTCTTTTGGTAATACAATCATAAAAGCTTTTATTTTTTTTGTATTCCTCTGATAAAGTTCTGATAATTTCTGATAATATGGAATAAGATATTTTAATTAAAACAAACCACGTTTCTTAATATTAATCGTGATATCGATAATAGTTTTCTTTGTCTTCGGTTTTAAATAGTTCAAAGAACCAAATGCAATAGGAATTACTTCATAACCAATCTGTACGAAGTTATCAAAGATTTTAACCGGAGTACCAAACTCATCTTTAAAGTCATAGTCAACATCAAACGGACAATGTTCCTTTGCATAAATATCAAGTGCATTAATAGCCTTGAAGAATTCTGTTTCTAAGTCGAAATTAATTACATTATCTCCCCAACACTTAAACGGACAATTAGCACATTCCTTCGGCAACCATCCAATATTATGAGTCTTACTTAAACCTAAAGTAATAATATCACCTGCACCAGCATATTCGATGCCATAACTGCAAGAAGGATAATCACTCTTACTTTCTACAGTCATCCAAGGATAAGCGTTAATTACTCGGTCCATTAAAGACTCCTTATATGTTTTTGCACTCTTAGTATTTTTCGGTAATGTAAATGTATATGATTTCATAATTTTCAGCCTTTTTAATTGTTATTACTAAACGAAATCTTCCTTACTGGTTCATCTTCTCTTATAGTCTCAATTAAGTTATTGTATTTAAGGTCATTATCAAACTCAAGTATAGAACATTCACCTGCATCTCTATTCTTTAGAATATGCAAATAAACTTTATCTCTTACTGGTAGACGATTTGGTCCATAACTCTGTATATTGAGTAACTCTGGCCTATGAATACATATAACGTAATCTGATGCATGAAAGATAGTATCAGCAGAAGATATATCGCTACGCATTGGATAATGCATAGATGGATTATTAATTCTTTCAGGATTTTCGATATTACGATTCATCTGTGATAGCTGTATTATTGTAGTATCTGGAAACTTTTTTACTCTAATAAACAGTTTCTGTAAATCGGAAATCACTTGTAGTGCACTTTCACGATTTTGCCCTTCAACAAGTAAAGTATGATCAAGTATAATCACAAATTTCTTGCCTTTAGCTTTATTCTCATAAAAGTAATCAATGGTAGATGCTATATCTGCAACAGTACCCGGTGTATCTACATAATATATCGGATATGATTTTATCTGTTGAGAGGTTTGTTCTACTTCTTCTAACAATGAATTATCTAATTCACTAATAGAACTATATAGCTGAGCAGTAGTTTGCCTTAACTTACTACTTAATTTTCTACCTACTTGTCTTGAACTTAACATTTCAAATGAAAAATTAAGTACTACTACATCCTGATTAGAATTTAAGTCTATTAAATCACTTTCAAGCGTATTTACAAATGAACTTTTGCCACTACCAGATATACCTACAATAGTATATATAGTATTAGGTTCAATGCCTCCCATACAGGATTTATTAAACTTATTCCATCTAGTACGTAAAGAAACAATCTCATGATTCTTTCTCTTACGAATATATTCTACTGCTTCATTAGTAGCAGAGGATATGTGTCTAAATGTTAGTGTCTTAGTAGATGTCTGTTCCATAATTATAGTAATTTTGGTTAGGAGTTTCTACTTTCATTTGTTCCTCAATAGTTTCCCACTCGTGTTGAGTGAGCCATTTCCACATAGTCTTCATATAACCTATTTTACCTGTACGCATACGCTCATCTATTTCATATTTTAAACAATCCATAATGTGTTCATGCATTGCTTTAGACTTGCCTATGATACGATTATATTCTTTCCTACATTTGTTTACATTAGCTCTGAGAAATCCTTTAGTTCCATCAGGTCTCATAACATAAACTGGAAATTGGTCATAAAACATATCAAACATAGCTTTATCTTCTTTAAGAAGTCCTTCTAGTTTTTCTGTTTTACTTATGACTTGGGTATCTCTATCATATTGGATAGAAATTAAACCTTGAGTCTCTAACTCTTGTATTTCTTCTTCATTAACTAGGCTGAGAAGTCTCTGAATGTCTTGATTGATTGTTTTGATATCATTCAATACAAGTGTTAGGAATACTAATTGATTAATAGATAAAGTTGGTATTCTATCTAAGATAGAAGTGTCTATTTCTAAAATCATAGTCTTATATATTATATAAGCTTATGGTTTGTCTGAAATATATCTGATAAGCCTCTGTTAATCCCATAGGCTCAATTGTAACGGTTTCAAATCTCTGATTATCTTATAGGCTTCCATAATGTAATACCTATAATTAATCTTTCTTTCTTCAATTGGTTTATCATCAAACTTATTTAGAAGAGTAACACCAGATGCAGTAAGCATATTCTGATATGATTTAATATCACTATCATTACTATACTTCCATTTCCATAAGTATCCACCATTAGTAGATGCGTAGAAACGATTAGTTCTCTGTTGTTCCTCATTCATATACTCAACATGCCATTGTTTGCCAGTCTTCTCAGACATTAGAAAATCTCTTATATCTGTACAATTCTTAATTGTATCTTCGACCGGTATTCCGTCTTTAAAGAAACTTATTACTGCTTTAGGTATAATCTTTGGAGTTAATCCTTTACCTAATTTTACAGCAGTAATAAACATTCCTTTTTCTTTTACTTTGTTATCTTCAGTAATAGCAAAATAATCATTAATAGCATATTGATACATTGCTTTAAAACGATCTTCTTCTAAGGTAAGTTTAGTAAGCTGTTCCCATTCTCTACAAATACTGTTTACTTTAGAATATACATCTTTCTTTAGTAAGACGAATAGACCATCAGTATTTGCTTGGACGATTCGGCATCCAATTTGAGTTAATTTCTCAGCCAACATAAGTAATAGTAACTGTCCGTTAATTCTAATTTGCATTACTGCAAACGGACTATAACAGAAGTTATGTTCATTCTGCAAGTTACCAGATAAACCATTTAAAGCTAACTTTAAAGTTTCATTCTTTACTTTATCGCCATTGTGTTTAGCTTCAATTCGCTCATCTTTAATTTGCTTATATACTTCTAAAAATTCTTTACCTAAATGTTTAGGATAGAATTCATATTCTATAAGCATACTTGGATATAGTGAAGCTACATCTATATCTATGAGCATTTCATCATCTCTAGGAATAATGATTTCAGGACTATTCACAGAGTGAATACCTCCTACTCCTACAGAATAGCGTAAATTATTAAATACAAACTTATTCTCATATCCCTTTCTACCTGGAGATACTATCTGATTTTTCATATCATCTAATACTCTCTGTAGAATAGGACTATCATATTTAATAAATGGTAATATTACATCTTTCAATGGTATTACACTCATTGGAGACCTTAAATCTTTAATATCCCACCAAGTTAAACCTGTTTTCTCTAGATATTTCTGAGTTAAAATCTTCATTCCAATATTTACGCCATCTTTACTGAGTACTCTTACTCCATACTCATCTTCAATAGCAATTCGTAAATCAACGTCTTTCTTACATCTATTTAATAATTCTGAAGTAGATTCAATATCATTGATATTATAATCTATCATAGAGTCAAAATCCTCTAAGGGAAGAGGTTTAGTCCAATCACATACAAATTCCTGTACATTAGGATATTGCATTGTTACTTGGATTTCCTTTAAACCTACTCTAAGCTTATTAGAATATAACATAGTAAGAATATCAAAAGTATCAAACCATATTTGATACTTCCAATGTTTCCACGCGTCTATATTATCTTCACTTGAAGTGGTTATAGTCTTACTTAGATTAAATATAGAACTACATATAGTAGGTATATTATATTGCATTAATTTATCTTCATATTCAACTATATAATTAATTAATGCAAATTATTATAGCCACAAAATATAATATTAGTTGGAATATTAATATTTGTAGTATAATAATCTCCCCAAGTAATGTATTTATCTACTTGTTTAAAGAATTTAACTAATTCTCTTAGTTGATTTTTCCTCTCTGATATCTCAAACTTATAGATGTCGTTTGTTTCTGTATTTTTTACCGAACAATGAAAGATATTTTGAAATACCTCAATATCATATACGTAGACTATCTTTCCTCGTATAATCATATTATAAGTATTTAAAAGTTAGATCTCATGGTTGGACTCGAACCAACGCAATCACACTACATAGTAGCGGCTCTACCACTGAGCTACATGAGAAACCAGTTTAAAACATGGAAACAGAAATATTATTAGTTTTTATGCTGCTAATAACTTATTACGACTGTAGTAAGTTATACTGTTATCTCCTTCAATATCCTTTACGGTTACTCCTGTGAATGATGTATCTTTCTTGTACTTTTTAGCTAATTTAGCAGCTTTACTCTTTGCTTCATCTCTAGTAGATGCTTCAAAGTTTCCAGTAGCAAAATCGTACACTTTCATATCATTATCAGAGCATTTTCTCTGTATAGCATATTGAAAGTTTCTCTTGTTAGGCTTTTCTTTAACAGATAGTTCTGCGGCACTAGGAGCCATCTGTTTACCTTTTTTAGGAGTTAAAGGATTATTACGTACTGATTCATCAAATTTAGCTTGCATAGATTTCTTTGCAAGTTTATCAGCTTTTATTTTCTCTTTGATTTGTTCAGTTGTTAACGTAACTCCCTTAGGTTTAGTGAACATATTGTTCTTAACTATACGCGTAAAATGTTTCTTCTCTTTACGGGTATATCGTATTGTAGGATCATATCCTGCTTTCATAAGAATATTCTTGATTAATTCTTTTTTAGATTGTTTTATAGATTTGTTTTCATTCATAGCATCTTTTGCTACTTTAGTAGTATATTCAGACTGCTTCTTGTTTCCTGCCCACTTTACAAATCCTATTACTTTCCCATTCTCATCATATTTAATGACTCCAGATGGTCCCGGTTTCTTGCTTACCGTCATTATTTGATAAGCCTTATAGCTTCTACGAAACTTATTCTTGTTACTTCTATGATTCTTTATACCGGTTCTATTATTTTTCTTTGCTAATATCTTTGTCATAATTTTTGATAATTAAGTTATTTACTTGAAAATCCTTTTATTATGGTAGAATTTTCTTCCTTTATCATTTCACAATAAAATATAGTAGTAGTATTAGTACCTACACCTATACTACTTAATTCTCTTTCAGGATGTTTACTAGCCCAGTTTATAAGAATATTGACTCTATTCTCATAAGCTGAACTAGACTCCCAAAATTTCTTTCTTACATAAATTGCTTTTCTAATTTCTTTCATATTTATGCAGCTAATGATAAAGCAGGAGCTTCAATATCGAGTTCTGCTTTCTCATTAAAATCTGTAATATCTTTATTGATTTTGTTAATTTCTAATTGCAGTTTATTTTTTAAACCTGCAATATAAGCTGAAGTAAGCTCTTCAGTTTTATCTAGGTTCTTCTTTCCTTTAGAACGTTTAAGCTTCGGATCAAGAGTCTTAATCTTACTTAAGTGAAATAACTGTTCAGTCTTTTCATATAAAGTAAAGATATTAAGATAGTTGTTATCTTTAGATAATTCGGTAAACTTCTTATAACCCATATTAATACACTGCATATACAGTTTTAATAATGTACGTTCTTCAGATAGAATTTCAATCTTCTGGAGTAACTCTTTTAAATCATAATTACGTTTAGCTTTCTTCGGAATAACATTTTCTTCTTTAATCTTATTCCAATAGAAAGTAATTTCATTAGAAATTTCCTTAATACGACCGATTTTACCTTTATTCTTATCTCCGAGCAAATATATTGATGTAATTGATTTCATATTGATTAATGTTTTTAAATGTTAAATACTCGACCAAACTACATCTACCAGTAGTAGTCCCTATGGGATTCAAACCCATAACTTACACATTAGAAGTGTGTTACTCTATTCAATTGAGTTAAGGGACTGTGTAGTAACAACTGCCCAATTCAGCAGTAATTACTATAAATAGTACCCAGTTCAGTACTATGAAATTATGTTGTTTTAAGATAATATCCAAATCAATATTTTCTAAATTTTCTTAACTGGCCGAGTACTATAGGAATAACCCGTCCACCAGTCTTAATTCCAACTATTCCATTAAGCCCCTCAAGGTTAATGTCTTCAACGTTGGTTATACCATTTTCTCTTGCATATTTTCTGATATTCTCTTGATTAATCCATTTAGAATGTAGTTCCCCATCTGAACAATTCCTCATACAATCAAACAAAATATCAACTATACAATCGAAATCCTTACGTTTCTTTGCCTCATCAATTATACTTTTAGTAATCTCATCAAAGGCATATTCATTTCGAGTCGAATTCGACCCAGTAATTGCATCTGCTATACTAATAGAAGCATCTATAATACTTACCGATTCATAAGTATTAAATAATCTTTGCCACCATAATGGCCCACTTCCGTAAAATAGGAAGACCCGTCCATCTTCTCTAATGCTTACTTTTTTAGGCGTTTCTGTACGTCCTCCATTCCAAATCTGAATTTTAGACAATATGGCTGGCTCAGAACATATTAGAATTCGCAGAAGTTCTACACGTAATGAAGAAAGTCTGCCGTTCATAAGCTTCTACTATTTTTCTTCAGTAATCGTAGCAGTTACGTGAATTTCAGTTTCCTGATTATCTAAACCGCACTGCCGTAAATACTCAACCTGCATACGCTGATTCATATCCATATAACCACGGACAGTTTCAGCTAACTGCATACACTTACGTGTCATTTCTTCATAGAAGTTCAACACACTCTGGTTGGATAACTTAGTTAAGTCATTCAACATGGGAAGTTCTTCAGCTGTAAAGAACATAGGCTTAGAGCCTGGTTTGCTCAACCGTTCAATACACTCAATTACGTTCTGCCGGGTTGCTTTAGTAAATTCAGGATCAGCAAGCTCAAAGACTAATGATGGATCATTCTTCTTCTCATTCAAGATGATTTTCGGACGTCCATCAACATCCTTCTCAAGTAAACTAACTGACTCAACATCAATAGCCTTGAGAATATAAGCTTTTACTTCCTGACGGAAAGTATTCTTACCTGTAGCAACATCTTCTTTCCACTTAAGGTCAGGAGTCTGTGCTACGATTGTAAATATCTGCTGTCCAAAGAAAGGCCCAAACTTCTGGGCTGTTTGCCGATAGCGAGCTAAAATTTGAGCTGCTAAACCCGGAGTGTTAGCTCCATTAATATTATTTTCCATAAAATGTTCCTTTTTGAGTCCGTACTTGATATACCAATACGAACATAGTTATACAAAAATTGATAAAATCTCTCCACTGTTCGATTATTTAATAGCTATTCAAAATTGGAATAGGTGAATTCAATCACATAATCTACTGAGCATAAAATAATAAATTGAAAATTTATGAGAAATACTTTGTGAGTTACTTCTGATAATTTCTGATATTTTTGTTTTAACGTCCCGTTTCGACGGTTAAGATTCAATTCCTTCGATGCTTAACGCACCCCTCACCGTAAGCATATAACGCGATTAGATGCGATATAAGCCACTTTATCATCAGTTCCTTAGAACCTACTGAGTATGTCCGGATATTATCGAAATTCGCTAGAATTACGGTTGTTTAATCTAACATTACTAAAATCATAGACTCATTGCTTATAGCATGACCCATCTATACCATTTCCAGGATTTGTTTGTTTATACTGCACGAACATTAGGATTTCCACCTATCATCGCCTCCTTGTTTGCTTATGGAATATCTTCATCATAAGTGTACTATTACCCTTACAGAGACAGTGTAAGAAATAACACAGGTAACTAACGATTCAGCGTTCTCTCACATACAATGTTGCGCATTGTACTTTACGAGTGTCTTAACAGTCAGCAATGTCGGTTGGCAGTCGGGGTGATTCGTACTCCTTAACTCCTACTTTACAATAGTAGTTTGAAATCTCTGTACTATCATTGGACTTCCCAATTAGTTAAAAGTTAAACAATTAGAGTTCATTTTATCATAGCTGACTCCATTCAGCGTAAGTAAAGTTGATTCATTAAGTATATCATCATATACTATAATTATTACTAAACTGGTTTTAGGATTCTAACCCTAAAGCATCTTTAATAACTCTATTTACTTCCTTAATCCATAACGATGTTTATTATCCAAAATTCTGGTGTGAATTAGTATAATAAATCAAAGGCATTTGCATATCTTGAAATGCTTAAGCTCTGCCGTTTTTTACAAGGAGTTTTCTCTGCGTCTCCTAATTTTACTTATTACCACGTAATAACACTTGCTAAAGGTGTTCGCTTCTAAGTTCAGGGTTATAGCGCCCTCATACTCGCATTTTAGACTATTATATTTTAGTCTCGTCATTTCTCATATATTATACTCATCTACACGACAAAACTCATGAGTCACCTTAGACTTGAAAGACGGTATCAATCTCATATACCTCATCCCTTATACGTAAGTTCTTTTGCAGCACGCTAATTACGATAGCGTACAGGATTGGCTCCTGCTCCATGAGTAACCAGTCAAGTATATACTTGGGCCATTGCATATCCAGCTTTCATATCCTTACTTTGTATAAGTATGTACCATAACACGGTTATCCTTACATTAGTATCAGTAATTTACTCCCTTCATAAGTACAAGTTCCAATATCCACAATTGCATATTGCATCACAGCTGATGTGTACTGAACACTAGAGTTAGCCTGTTTCCCTTTCTGGACGCACAGTAGCGCTTTTGTTAACCGATTTTGGAGACCGGTAATGCGTTATCTGCAATCTCTTTTTTTCCATGAGTTGGCTGCTTGCTTAAGGTGAAACTAACCTTTGCCTCTCGGCTTTACCTATTCTTTCCAAAGGAATAAGTTAGGAACCGGATTGTCCCTATTTCGTCATCGTGTTTATATCCCTTTTTGATTCTGCTTTTGATAAACTAATACGGATATAGGGATTTCGTTCCCTTTGTACTGTTTAGCACTCAGTGTGTCTTCTCTTTAGTACTGCGTCTTTAGAAGTCCCCAAACGGTTCTCACTTCCTAATGAGGATTGTACACGCTCATCCCCTCTTATGTAGTTTTCAATTACATAAGCTAACACCCTACCTTTTGAGTAATCTCACAGTTTTAGCTGCTAACATATTCTCGGGTCATGTAACTTTTCGGGCCATGGAGAAATGATTCCAAGCTCCCTGACAGGTGCGACCAGTATTATTGTATACTTTACCGCATGACTTCCTCGGAGTGATTTACGCTACAGTTTTACTCCTCTCGAACTGTGATATAATTATAGTATTTATTATACGGTTATTATCACTAACTTTTTACCGTAGGGCTGTCATCTTTAGCCGTTAATCCTTGTTTTGGTGTATTGATGCTTATTATTTCACCAGTGGTAAGATTAATAGAAGCTACTACTTTCTTACCTAGACATATGTCGACAAACTTATTTTTTACATCACTACTACTGATGTAGTCTATTGGTTCCATTTTTGAAGCATCAAAACCATCCAAACATTTACAAGCATTACTTACAGACGAACGTAAGTACTGTTCTACATATAAACAATTAGTTATACTACTGTTAGCTTGGTCTCTAATAAAAGTAGACTGATTACCTTCTACTATAAAGTATTCAGTTTGAGCTTGTATTGAATTCAATTTAGCTCTTGCTTCTCTTGAGTCCTTAATGATACGTGATAGACGTATCATCTGTTGAAGTATAATTTTATTGTTCATATTTATCTACTATTGTTAATGGAGTTGCCGGTGATTCGTCATCAGATACCTTACTTATAGCATTTACTTTCGGATATCCTGTTGAATTCGTCTTCTCTATTACTTTAGTTTTCCACTTAACTACTGGCTTTGGTTCACCAGTAGTTTTTACATTCACTTTTGCGTCTGTTGTTCCTTTCACAGATACTTCTAATGTAGATAAGTCGACTTCGACATTTATCTCATCTACAGACTCTTTCTCCTCTTTTATTACTTTAGGGAAGTTAGGTAACTCCACTATAGAGGGTATAACAGGCTGTGCCTGTATAACTTCTGTAGTTGCGAACATTTGCCTACCAATGAATACACTGACAACAAACATTCCAACTACAGTTAACATTCTATTATTCATTTGATATGATATTTATTAGAATGGTTATTCTTCTAAGATATGAATTTTTAAAAGAAACTTTTTAAACCAGTTTAGTTTTTTTTTTCAGTCCCTTCAGATTTCTCTTCATTCTTAGGATATTCGTCTTCCTTTGGAGCGATTAAATCTCCTTGACAATACTCTGCAAGACGATCAGCCGGATTTCGATACAGATTAATAATCTGACCTACTACCATACGCATCTTATCAAGCGTAGGAGTCTCCTTCTGTTTGTCAAAGTAATTGGTACGAATACTCCCTAGAACTTTACGGGCAACTTCACGTGCAGCTTCAAGTTCAACTTTCTTACTGTCCTCTACACCATCAGTAGTAATAGTATAGTCAGCAAATAACTTATCAATGTAGTCATTGCCCAGTAAGCCAGTAATAGCATTAATTGCTTTATCTTCTTCCGGCTTTGCTTCAGGATCATCCTTCAGTTTATAACGGAAGTTTTCTCCAATTAAAGCACGTAATGCTTCAGCTACCTGTTCTTCACTCCAACCAGCCTTAGACATATGTGTATGCATGATAGAGTGAGCCATACACGGTGAACCTGTCTGTGAAGTATATAAGTATACAGCACGACCTAAACCACGTAATATAGCTGTAGGTTGGATAATAGAGAATATCTCATTAATCCAATCTGTAACTGTCTTTTCATCCAATGCAAGCTTCTTATCTGCATTAGTTTCTTTCAGGCCACGATATACACGATACCATTCTACAGTGTTAACTATATTTTCTGCCACATTCTTCTCTTTAGAGATGAGGTAATTAAGGGCAGTTTTCAATTCCTCATCATTAGTAATCTTGTTAGGATCAAGCTCCGGAATTTCTACTTTAGGCTTGCTGTTTGCAAGTTCTGTAGGTACTTCACTTTCTGAGAAATTAATAGACATTTGCCCATCATTCCCAGGTAGAGCTTTAGCAGGAGCTAGTTTAATACCTAGCATTTCTGCCATACTTTGCAGCGGTAATACTTGGTCTGCAGCTATTTGTAACTGCAATTCTCCACGTTCACCACGGTCGAACAAATCTTGACGTACGTCAACAAGAGCTAACAAAGTAACTACATCAATACTACGATTGATATCTGCATATAACTCAGGATATTGCTTCTTGAGTTCTTCGTTGTTGGCATAACGCTGTTGCATTACAAATGCTAACATAGCTTTACCATCAACAGACGATTCTCTTGAACCAATAGGTATGCCGGCTGTAGGAATTCCTGTAATAAGATTTGCAGCACGTTCAACAGCCTTCTTTTCAGGGCTATTCTTACCTGTTGCATCTTCAGGAATAATTGTAGGAATTTTCTCTTCCTTCTTCTTAGGCTTATCCGGACCTTTAGGGGCGTCCTTCTTTGCCTGAACCTTAGTTTCTTTAGCTGTAGTAGGAGCTTTCTTTGCATCCTCTACTTTAGCATCTTTCGGCTGGTTATCTACTTGAGGCTTAGTTTCCTCTTTCTTGTTCTCTGTGTTGTTTACTTTAGCTTCAGCTTTTGCTGCTGCTTTTGCTGCTTTCAAGGCTGCCTTTCTTTCAGCCTTACTCATTTCTTTTGCCATTTTGATAATGTTTTAAAGTGTTAAAATAAAAATTATTATTAAGTACAATTAAAAAGATAGGTTAGTTTAAGAGGTTAACTATCATCCTCTATTTCTGGTGAGTCACGTCCATTAGTAAAGGTATTACTTTTAGTTAGTGCATCGAATAATTCTTCATCTTTAACAATGTAACCTGCAACCCCAGTAAGGCGAATGGTAGTACCTTCTGTCACTGTAGCTACTAAGCTTTGCATGCATGTTAAAGCATCATCATTACTCATGGTGCTAACTAAACTAGTAATGGAAGTAGTCTTATCATTATCTGACTTAACTACTTCCTTACTTAAAATACCTACTAATAGACCAGCCATAATGGCGAAAACAAGTTTCCACCACATTCCTGTGCTACGAAATAATCGTGCAAGGATAAATGCTACAGTTAATAGCACAATAATAATTGCTGGTGTCATAATTAGTAAATGTTTTTAGTTTAACAATTGTTTTAATTTCTCTCTCGCTTTGTTAAGGCGAGATTTTACTTGAGACTCAGAGAGCTCAAGATGTTCAGCAATCTCTTTGTAAGAGAGATTCTGAACGGTGCGTAGTTCAAGTATATACCTATACTTATAGCGAAGTCTGTTTAGTGCATCAGATAATTTACTATCTGTCTCATGATATATGTACAAATCCTCTGGTGAGCTGTCGGCCGAACTGCTTACCTGTAGACAGTTATTATCATTATCTAACTCATAATCATACTTCTCTTTTTTAGTACGTCGTATATAATCAATACTACTATTTATAGCGATAGTTTTTAGCCACATCTCAAATGAGATATGGTTAACATAACTAGCTATCTTAAAGAAAGCTTTAGTAAACGTTACAGATACTAAATCATCTGCTACATCTTTATTATGTACAATATTATATATAGTATTGTATATAATTCTGTGATAACGATTATAAAGCTGTGTGAAGGCGTATTGTTTACCTTCTTTAGCCTGCTTGATCAGATCTAAAAGCTGTTGTCTTTCTTCATCTGTCATAATTACGGGCTTTTATAAAGTTTTGTTTGACACACCATCCTTCCACACTGCTGCTCTACTGTCAGAATTTAATCTAATCTCAGTGTCATGTAGGTCACAGCCCTCAAACTTTTATTAGTACTTATAGAGGCGATCAAACCTCTATAAGCTTAAAATGGCAATTCTAGTATATTCCTACAATAATATTCATACCAATCTTTGTAGAATTTATTATAAGTATCCCATATGCATTCCATGAATTCTATCTTCATAGGTCTAGTAAGTACACTAGTAGGAGTATTATTGATTAATCCACATAATATTCTTATACGTACTTTTAAAGTTAAATCTTTATCTACTCCTATTTTCTGTAGTATTTGGGTATCGAACCAAGATACTAAGTATTTTACAGTTTGTATCTTAAAAGACTTATGAAACTCTAATTCATTTAATTCCCTTTTTTGTATTCTTAAAAAGGTATACCACTCAGGTCGCCAGTTAAATGAACTATACTTAACTCCCCAAGTGGTATATATATGGTTTGTCAAACTATAAATTAACATATTGCTGCTTTACTCTTTTAGCTATTTTCATTAGTACTACATTAATTTGTGCTAATGACCAGCCTGTAGTTTCTAATATATAAGCTTTAGTTGCAGCTACACCTCTCCCATATATTCCAATATCTTCAAGGTATTTATTAGTAAATGTCTTTAACTGTTCATCAGTTATATTAGGCATTTTTGTACCATGTATCGATTGACGATAAGATGGTAATGAACATATTTCCGAGTATTCATACTCTAGAAAAACAAATTTGTCAGGATTTGCTAATACACTCTGAATTTCAATAGAGTCTTCAGGAAGTATAGTGAATTCTCCTTTCTGTACTAAGTCATTAACTAATAGTGCAGAAGTAATTCTCATACAAGGAACTTCTCCAGTTATATTAGCTAGAAGTTCAAAGCTTTCACCTACAATTCTGTAGATACCAGGATGATTGAGTCTCATGGTTGATTAATTTCTTTTTTAAAGTTATTTACTATTCCAGATACTTCTGATAAAGTTAACTCTGGATATTTTTGCATCACTTTATTAACTGCATCAATATCAGATTTAGCTGATCTGAGTAAGTTAATGAACTCTGTTCTTTCATGTTTAGAGTCAAACCAAGCAAAATATCTTACACGCATTGATATTCGTATTCTTTTATTTTACTACTTAATTCATTCCATTTAGCGATATCTATATCAGTAGCATCTACTAAATGTATTATGTCACATTTAGTATTGAATACTCTTCTAATATAAGATATTCCTTCTTTGTAGTGATACTTATTCTTATAAGCACGAGGTACTACATTATGAAGACGAGTTATTAATTCGGTCTTCATTCTCATCTCTGTTGCAGCTTTCTCCCATGATTCTGGAAGGTTCTGTCTAATAAAATTCATTAATCCCATTTCAAATTAATTTATTGATTAAATTATTTATTCAAATACCATGTCTTCTTTTTCAAACCACATTCTTTTATGTGGATTTCCAAAGAAGTTTTCTAGTTTTTGTAATTCTAGTGGTAGTTCTTCATTAAATTCAAGTAAGAAGATTCCCTTTTTTTCGGGCCAAGGATTTTCTTTAATTATATTACAATAATAAAGTTTATTATCACATTCTACTACACATTTTCTCATATAATTTATGTTAATGATTGAATTAATAATCTTTCATAAACAAAACACTCTGTGTTTGTAGTAAGGGGAGGACTCGAACCTCCGATACCAGCTTTTGATACTATCTCACCGCTCTACCAACTGAGTGCTATCCTTACTCCAGCTTTCTACGACATTAGCTTAGCCGTTGGACTCTGTTATCATGCTGCGATACCAGTATAGTCCATTACATAACTTGTATTGCCAGTTATCTGCGTATTGACCTATTCTACTTCACATTGTCGCTGTCAAATTCATTCAGCCCCATATGCGTTTCCTATCATTTTACTTCGAGGGAAACGCTAGCAATAGAAGTCACCTTAGACGTCATAGTGAGTGGAGCTGGAGGGGATCAAACCCTCGTCCATACGACTGATTCATAGACCTAACAGTCAATGTGGGTATACAACCGACCAAAGTTGTATACCCTATGGTCTTGAGAATGGTTAGTTCTCTTATACTGATCTTGATAATACACGAATAATAGTTAAAGTATAGATACTTTAAGCGATTCAAAGATTCATATTATTCAGTCTAACTTGATGTCACGACTAAGGCTTTTCTCTATTTCTAGAGGACAATCTTATTGTCGCGATCTCAGACTTATGATCAGTAGTTCACGGTAGTTCCTCATAACTGATTTAAAATTCTGTATGAGACCTGTTAATTCAGGTCCTTGTATGCCTCAGGCCCTATGAGTTCAAAAGAACGATTCCGACTCACATACTAAAGCTATTGATTCAAAGATTCTAAGCTTGGAACCTCTTTTATTTGTTTTGAATTAGTTACTTGTTAATACCAGGAACTAATTCATTGTATCTCCAGTTCCACGAGTCTGGGAACAATTCGTTAAGTTCACTTAAGGACTTATCGATATCTTTTCCAATCTCGATAAGATCTTTGTCGTACTGCTTCTTTAAGTTGCGAGCTTCTTCTTCCCATGCGGACACCGGCTTATTTCCGTTCACAACATCTTCCTTCAGTGCAGCAAGATCTTTTAGATACTGTTTGATACGTTGGTTTGTTCTATTAGAGCGTCTTACTTGCAATACCGCAGATGATACTGTATATTCACTCTTTTGAACAACATTAACCAGGTCTCTCGTTAACTTTTCCTTGCGTCGTTCAGCAATTTTCTTTGCTGCTTCTTCAGCAATTTCTTCAGTTACCTTACTTGAGTTAGCGATTACATCCTGGATGTTTTCTCCGTTTACATCCTCCATAAGGATGTTCATTTTCTTTACTTCTGCCATTTTGAATACAGTTTAATTGATTTAACAATAAAATTTATTTAACACTATAATATAATCTTAATGAAAGAACAATCATCAAAATATCTCTTTTTAGCCTCTATTATAGCTACTGCTATAACATTTAGCCTTAATTTGATATCTTTATACTTATTCTTTTTATGAATTTTTAGTGCTGCTTCTTTGCTACATCTACTAAAGTATGATATAGCTTCTAATCTTTTCTCCTCGTATAGAGTAGGAGTAATAACTATGTTAGTCATATAATATGACATCTTAAGCAGTTTTAAGTGCTTGTCTACGCTCTCGATTTAATCGAATTTTACGTTGACGATAACTTTCTCTTTCACCTGCTTTTATCAGCTTACGATTTTCATAAGCTGTCTCTCGTTTCTTACGATTTATAGATGTAAGAATAAGGTAATTAGTTACTCTTTGATGCTCTTTTTTTAAGTATGCTTCAAGTTTAGCTATTTCCTCTTTAGCCCAGTCAATATATTCTTGTACTGGATTTTTGTTTAATTTTTCTAGCTCTATAAATTCTTTTAGAGCTTTTATACGTTTTGTTTTACTCATATTTTTTTGATAAATTTAAGTAATGATTAAAAAGAACTATCCTATTTATTTGTATCTCTTATTCATAGGTAACCCGTTTCCTTCATCACTGACCAATAAATTGGTTGACCGTTGTATAGTCCATTGTACTCTTGAATAGCAGTTTAGTAACTGCTAAACTTCCATTAGGGATTTGGCTATAAATAGTTCTTTAGGTTGACTGAATCCACCATTTTACTAACAATTTAAATTAGTAATATATAGTATTGAGTAGAGACTCTGGCGGGGTCTCTACTTCTTTACTATTCTTTGGTTGCATTCTGAGTTTACACTCATGAGTACATTCACTACAGTTGATATGATTATCAAGTGTAGGACAATCATTGTTTACTTCCATGCTTTCTTACGATTATAAGGCTCCATCTTTTTATGTTTTGGCTTCTTTTTGAATTCCTTTAGAGGCTCTTCATTATTTTTCTTTGCCATACTAGTAAAATTTAAATAGAGGATTAATATCTCGTAATAACTCAGGTAATGCGGATAAACCGTATTCCTTTAGTACCTTACGATGTTCGTAATATGCGGCAGTAGTATTTACTTTAGCAATAATACTTACTGGAACACTAATAACCTCACGATTCTGTTGTACTAAGAACTTACATAGTTCTGAATTCAATAGCTCTCGTGTCTTGAGAGCAGGTGAACCAATAGATGCAATAATCTTCTTACAGAAGTCTTTTACTACTGCAATTTGTGGATTAGCTGGTCTATCTACTGCTATAGCAGATGGAGTTAAACATTTAGCTATTAAAGCATTTGTTACATCTATATCTGATAGGATATGGATGTCTACAGATTCAGTATTTATATGTTTCTCTATATAGGAGGCTAATAGTGATGCAAAAATATCATCATCTTTTATAACTCCTTCAAATGAAATAATAATTGCTTTCATATTTTACTTTTGATAAGTTATTTACTAGGAATACTGATAGATACTTCTATTTCATATTCCTCTAATTCTTCAAATAGTTTATCAGTATTTAATTTACTGATAATTTCAATAGGTGGATTAACCTCTACTCTTTTACCTGGTACTGTTCTACATAGCTTTTTAGCTCGTTCTAATGATATACCAAGTACTTTAGTAGTAGCTAATAGATTTGCAAGATAGTGGTCGTTACTGAACTTTATCTCAGTTAACTTACGACCTTCTTTTACTTTATTGACTACCATTCTTCTTCTGAAATTAAGTTCTCAAATTCAGTAAAGAAATTATCTGGATCTTTACAGGTAATTTTTGCATTATCTGTCTCTATGACTGCAACATTTCCATGTTTGTTATTGCAGCTCTGAGTTATGCTATCAATAGCATTGATGTTAATAATACAAGGTTTTGTTTCTTCAATATCTGCAAAGCATTGCTCTACAAATAAAAAATCTCCAATCTTTTTCATGTTTCTAAAAAATTTAAATTGTTAATAATGACGCCTGGACACTCAGGATTTAATTAAGTTAGTGCCAACTTAGTTTATAGCATTTGTTATAAGACAAAGATAAACGACTACAATCGTTACTTACTATGACTCTCACTATAGTTTTAACTCATAAGCAGAAATAGCTGTCAAACTAAATCTTATTGGAGTACATGATTTTAACGTCCGCACGATCATATATACCATCTATTCTATCAATCCCGTTTTTTACAGTTGCGCAATTAACCTGTATAAATGAGGATAAACGATAACCTACTGTATATACTTACGCCCCACATGCTTGTCATTTTCTGAGGACGTATACTCTATCTTCACAGACTGAGTATACTAGACTCTAATATTCATTTAAAACAGAAAGAAGGTTTGGTTTTAATTCTGAATAGAGTCATTTACAACCGTTGATATAACATGAGTTTGTATAGAGTCATCAAGATATTTTTGAGCTCTTGCCCCAGATAATACTGTGTTGTACGTTGATGTGTTTGATTCATATATGTAAATCATGTCTTTTATAGACAACGATGTACCATGTTGCATCAAAATATCAATTAGTACTACCTTTGGCATAGCTAAAAATACACTATCAATCCTTCTATCTTCTCTCATTTGCTCACGCATATCGAGAATATCCTGTATTGTTGCTACAGGCTCTTCAATAGTAATATGCGCATCTTCTTGTACTTCTTCTTGGTTTACACCATTTAAGAAATTAGCAATGTTTTTACGCTCTGCGTAAAATATTGCTCCAATCATGCCTATTAAGGCAAGGATTGCTACTACTACCCAAACAGTTCTTCTTGGCGGTTCAGGTCTCGCCATTAAATCATTTTCCATTTTGATAATGTTTTAAAATTAGTAATTAATCTCCCCAAAACCAATCTTGGAGTAGTTCTTTAAAGTTTTCCATTATATAATTTCCATCTTCTCTTTCTTTTATTTTCAGAGATGTCCCGACATCAGCATAGGAATAGTCCAACCCAGCGACAGAATACAAATAGAACAAACCCGCAGATTTATTATATCCATCTTTTCTGTGTAACCAAGAATAGATGTAATAATAATCGAACTTAGGTGTCCAAGGTTTATTATTATTACTAATGAAATTCAGAGCAGCTATAATTGTACTAAGCTGTTCATACAAATTTAAATGCTTATCCTTATAAGTTCTAGATTTTCTACCTATTACTTTACAAGCATCTTTGTAAGATTTAATTTCTTCTCTTTTCATACTTTTATTGATTAAAGTGTTACTTTATAGTATCTCCAACAAAATATACGTGATGATATAGATAGTACTTTACATATACAATACTATTTTGGTTTGTAATAGGATTACGTAATGTGAACTTATATTCTTCATCATTAGTAATACTTCTCTCTTTATTGACTAATATATAATTCTTGTACTTCATTTGTAAATCTACAAAATTATATACAGTCTTAGATTTCTCATATTCCTTTATAACTAGATTACCAATAATGTATGTTATTATTGCTACTATTAGTATTCTACTAATTCTATTAAGTTCATAACGTTTAATGATTTTTACCATAAATTGATTTTAATGTTAATTACTAATTGTACCCAGAGCGGGAGTTGAACCCGCACGACCAATGGTCAAAGGTGTTTAAGACCTTAGCGTCTACCTATTTCGCCATCTGGGCATTTAAAATTATTAAACTTTAACTCGAGTATAAAGACTAAAATTTATAAATAAATATTCAGGTGAATATTCCGATTTAGGAGTTTCATTAATATACTTGCATTTTGCATGCCATACTCCTTTTTCTACTATTTCATATATAGTGTCTCCATATTGGAATATATCTCCAACATTTAAATTTGATAGTTTTTTATACATATTTTTGATAGTTATTAAAGTTAATAAAAAGGTAGCTGTTAGTTTTCATAGGTAAAACTGGAAGATTTTTTAGACCTATTACTTAACACACTCGCCACGTGAAGGCCAGCTTTTGAGTGCAATCAGTATATCTATATTCACATATAAATATACTGACAACAGTACGCTTACTGTTATGCTTAATTAATCAATCTGTGCAATTAAGAATGAAACGATGATTAAATAAACAAATGGCTCATACTATAAATCTAAGGACGGGCAAACTTGGCTACATCATATTATTGTTAGACTTGTGACCGATAATATTGTTATAATGATGTAGTTGTTCCTGATTTTAACGTCTGCACTAATACTTGTGACACCACTACTATAAACACAAGATATAAGCCCCACAGGATTGTTAAGGATTCTCACCTTAAAGATACCTAGCTACAGGTCAGCTAGGATTTTTTGTATTACGCTACCCAGTCTTATAATGACTTGACTTGTTCGTATCCCGCAATACCGCAAATACGAACTATCTTTGATTTCATCTGCACTAATATTAGATTATATAATAACATTTGCAACTATTATCATACATTGTCTAAATATAAGCCCCACAAAGTTGATACTGATTCTCACAGTATAGATGCAGTAATATTTACTGCATTAACTTATTAATAAAATCCAACTGTAGATATAGCTACATCATTTGGTTGCTGTCTCTAATAAGATGTGCACCAGTTGGAACCTACAACTGCATCTACCACGTGGATTCATAATCTGTATTTACTTGTGCATAGTAAATAGGATTATGTTTTTCTTGACTCTGCATTCTGTCGGGCTTGTCACCGGCACTCGGCTGCATTAAGAAGAGAAGTATAATAATATAGTCCTTAGCGCTACCTAAGTCTTTATAAGGGCATACCTAACTTATATTATTATACTTTAACGTGGTTAAACTATGTTTCACAACATATGAGGATAATTTGCATTTCATAGAATAATTACTTTGCGAAACAAATCTGTATATCTTAGTTAAATAACCATATAGATAGATATAATACTATCATTGTGATTATTACTGATAACATACCTAATTCTGTGTCTCTATCCATATGATTATTTATTTAGTTAATGATTGCTATTTCGTCTTAATTTTCAAAGACTCATCAGGTATCTACGGATACGATAGCCCTCATCTTACATATCTAGAATAAGATGAGGAGTTATTTAATAATACAATATAATCCTTCCAAAGACTATATTATATTACAACGTTACTAACGCTCACTAAATCGTAGAGTAGCTAATTCTACAATTTGCGACTGAATTCGTAATGGAAATGTTCTCTTATGAAGAACTTACTTATCCTGAATTCTAGTCAGGTAGGTGTGATAAAATACTTACTTTTGTTCTCTTACTCATCATCTAATCTTAAAGTAAGATATAGAATGTGAAATACATTTATATAGGTTTTATTGATTATTGTATATTTATAATAGAACAAGCGCATTATTTTTGCTATGCTATTCTCTTGTTTTTTTGAAAGTTTATTTATTATTTTTGTCTGTCCATATACATGATATTGTTACTAACAAAGCTAAACCATTTAAGTAAATGAAACCAGTCCAATCGTTTGTTTCAATGCAATATTTTAGTATTACAATCCAGAGAAAAACAAAAATAACTAATGCAATTATTACACTTCTGTCCATAAAAGCTATATATTATGTGATTAGTCTATTTTGGTAAAACAATTAGTCTTAAAAAACGAGGATGGTGGGTTTCCCCACCATTCATTCGTTAATCCCAATCATCATCAGACTTTTGTGTAGATTTTTTACTTTCCGTTTTAGTTGGTTTGGCTTCTTTTTCTTCTTCTTCATCCGTGATATCGATATACGTACCGTTGGCAAGATTAGTACGAAGATTATTCGCTGCCATTTCTTCGGGTGTAATTTCCTCCGCCCAATTATCGGTTTCATCAGCAAAACCGATAACAGTAATAAAGCTTTGTTTTATTACTCGTCCGTCCGAAGTGGTAAACTCAATACGTTTTACTTCGTCACTGATAGATGCTAAATCTACTTGTTTGTAAAGTAAATTTACTACACATTTGTTTTTGTTCTCCTCTTTTACTTTCTCATTGAAAATGTAATTGCCGTTATCGTCTTTTTTATACGTTCCGTCCTCATTCTTTTCGGGAACGTACATCACGCGACACTTAAGCAACTTTTTCCAATCGCTTAATGCTTCTTCGTCAGCGGGAAATATGGACTTTGTTAAGGTAATGTTACGGGCTAAAGCTGCCTTAACATTAATTCTTACAACTCCATTTCCTTCGTCCGTTACTTTGTCCGCGCTTGTATCACCGATTACCCCTTGCCACTTACATATAAAGAACGGTAACTTGCCGTCTCGTGGTCTTAATTCTGCACTTTGTAAATAACACAACATGATAATAAAGATTTGAATGTAAAACAAAAAAAATAAACAAATAAATATCGAAAGAGAATGCCCGAATAGAACAATACGGGGGTATTCCCTTCCGATACTAAATGCAGGGGAGTGAACTTTTGCTACTCCACACACGCACCACCTCTCTCAAAAAAATTTTATAAAATATTTTTATATTTTATTTTTTAAATATGTTTAATTTATGTTAAATATCTGTAATTATTCTTAATACTTGCGTTATAGATAATATGAAACATAGCATCGATTATTATATAGAACACATTGAGCTTATGATAGATAATCTAAATAGGCAACAAGAAATACAAATTGATAATACTAAGTTTTTAGTATTGAAAGTACGTACTAAAGATGTTACACGTATATTAATAGCTAATCAATATAATTGGAATGGAGTTCACTACTGGGTATATAATACTAACACAAAACAAGTAGAAAATATAATTCATAGTACTTACCACTTCATGTTTAGATTTAAACAACGCCACTTATCTATTACTAGACTATCAGAAAATAAACAAATAATAGTATGCATAGTTAATATGTTTAAATATTCATATAACTTGTTAAACTGCACATCCTCAGTTTATGTTACATATAAGAAGCTATCTAAACTAGGAGTCCCACATATAAGATTTATTACATATATAAGAAAAACTACTAAAAAGAAATAATATGAAATTAATAGAATCCAGTGTACAGATTATTGAGGAAAAAGACCCTTATAAGATGATAGAATTAGCAGGTAGAACTTGCTATCATAGTCTTGATAAAATAACAGAAGATAGCTCTAAAGAGTTTGTAGACCGTATGATTAAGCTTGGTCATGGGGCTATGTTAGAACATGGGACTATTTATCTTACTATAGATGGAGAAGATCCAAATCTCAGTAAGATACAAAGTAACCCACATACTAAGGTAAATTTAGTACCTTACGAAGTACTCACAGAAGGTAATTACACGATCAGTTACAAAGCGTATATTACTACCAATCTTAGAGTATTAATAGAAAATAACTTAAAAGAATTATTGTGCTATCAAGTAGAGCCTACAGAACATCATGAAAAGCGTATTACGGCTAAATTCATATGTGATAGAGGAGTAAGTCATGAATTTGTTAGACATAGAGTATTTAGCTTTGCACAGGAGAGTACTAGGTATTGTGATTATAGTAAGGATAAGTTTGGAAATGATATTACTTATATTATACCTAGTTGGTTAGACTTACCTGAAGGAAAATACTCAAATTGGGATAATGATTGGTGTGATGTATCCGAACTTAAACTACTTTATCCTGAAGTAGATAATCTAAGTGACCCTGCTAACTGCTTCCTACAGTCTATAAAAAATGCTGAATATTACTATTTTATGCTTATAAATAGAGGTTGGAAACCGCAACAAGCTAGACAAGTACTACCTAATGCAACTAAGACAGAATTAGTAATGACAGGCTTTGAATCAGATTGGGAGCATTTCTTTGAATTACGTTGTAGTGGTGCAGCTCACCCAGATGCTAAGAAGTTAGCTGATGAGTTAAAATCATTAATGAATGTTAAAAACATTGAACTTAATAGCGTTAAATAACTATAAATAATGTTAATAAATGTTAAAGAAATAGTAACTAAAATAGTATATTAGACGTTATATGGGGAGTAAGAGGGGTAAAGTAATAATAGTGTCTAGTTAAGTACAGTGTTATAATATTAATTACTCCTACTTTAGATAATTACAAATATAATTACTATGAAACAGAAACAAGTTAGAGAAGTAGCTTACTTAGGTAAGAAAGTATATTTTGGTAATAAACCTTATACTCTAGTAGAGAATGAAGTAAAAGGTATGTGTCAAGGATGTGATTTATACAATTGTTATTGCCCTTCTAGGATTACTTCATTATGTACTCAAGGATTTATACTTAAAAGAGATAAGCAATGAATAAAATTACAATAAGTGATATTGACAATAGTATAGATGATATTTATAATACTCAGATAAATATAACTAATGTAAAGCTGTATATAGATTCTGCTATTATAACAGACCTATTTAATGATATTCCTAATACTTTAGTATTAAAGTATAAAACTTGTTTAAATAATGAAGCTACTATAATAGGTATAGATAGTAACATATTAAAGAATTTTGGTGATAAACAGGTCTATATATCTTATGAAAGAGGGGAAGAAAAATGATTACCAAGACGGTAAGCTACGTTGGGATTTATTACCTTTAGAAGAGATTGAAGACATAGTAAAGCTTTATACTGCTGGTTCTATTAAGTATGGCGATAATAATTGGCAGAATTTGAACAATGGTTACCAACGTTATAAAGCTGCTATGTTAAGACACTTACTTGAGTATGAGAAAGGTAATAAGGTTGATGATGAGACTAAAGTAAACCACTTAGCTGCTGTAGCTTGGAATGCAATAGCTATGCTTTACTTAGATAAACACGGAAAAGGAAAAGACTATGACATTAAATGATTAGGAATTAGCGAAGATAGTAAAGAATAGAATACCAGTAACAATTGACAACAAACAATTTATAATAGAATCTAATCCTATAGGCAGCTGTGATGGATGCTATTTCTTAAATAAGAATTGCCCTACTTTAGCTAGACGTTATTGTTGTTCTAATGGCGGAAATATATTAATATTAGAGAAACAAAATAAGAAATAATACGTTATTTGAGTATTAAATATAGAATATTATGGAAGATAAAATACTAGAAACAGTAGTAAATGGAATTAAGTATACAATGTTGAAGGATGTGTTGGTTAAACCTCTAGCACCTGTCATGGTTACTAAAGAGATTACAGAGCAGATCCCTACAGGTGAAGTTGACGAAGATGGTTTCAATAAGTATGATACGCAAACTGAAACTAAGGAGGTAGAGTCTGAGTATTCAACAGGTGTAGTACTGAAAGTTCCTACATGCTTAACAGAATGTGAATATAAAGTAGGAGATACTATTGTTTATAATAAAAAGTTTGCTAAAGACTTTGATTTGTTTAAAGATAGTCAATTAGTCAAACCATACGATATAATTGCTATATCAAATACAATTTAAATTTGCTTAACTCATTGTTAGAATGAACCCTGGCGTTAGTCAGGGTTTTTTATTATCTATATAATAAGTGTTAATAAATGTTAACAGATTTTAACATTTATTTAATATACCGTTTATAGATACATAAACATTAAAAATAAATATTATGAGCTACAAAGTAATTAAGGAATTTGGTTCTGCTAAGAAAGGTGATGTATTAGCAGAAGATGAAACAGGTTTAGTGTCATTTAACGTTAGTGAAGATAATTATACTAGAATGATGTCTTTAGATTATGATACTGCGGATTACTTATGTGAAGAAGGTTACCTTTTAAGTGTTGATGATGAAAGTAAGTATAATGTAGATGCTACTTTAGAGCTCATTGATGACTTACTTAAGAAATACGAAAGTAACTTAAAAGAGACTAATGAAAAAGCAAATAAAGGCGAAATACAGCCTTGTGTTAAGTTAGAAGCTGAGACAGTATATTATAACTTAAATAAGGTTTTAAATAAAATTAAGGATACGTTAACAAATGAATAAATTGGTAAAAAGCGTAAGCAAAGCCGATTTAAATACAGAATTCTTAAAGAGCCTTAATGGTATACTTGATCTTACTGATAGGGAGCTAGAGTTACTGGCTACGTTCATAGCAATAGATATTAACACTCCTAAGCTCCCTAACATAAGTAAGAATGTAATATCTACTGAAAATAGGAAGTATATTAGAAAAGTATTAGGTATTACTCCTGATAATCTCAGTAGATATATAACTAAGTTTAAGAATCAAGGTATATTAATTAAAGGTAAGATTGAAGATGAAGTTGTAGTAAATAAGGCGCTTATACCTGAAATAATCGGCGATAGAGTACAGATTACTATAATATTAAGAGTAAATAAAGATGAAGATTAAAACAACAATAGTAAGACCTGGCACTATATTATGTTGGAAAGAATATAACATATTTACCAGATTATGGAATAAATTAAAGAAAAAGGATTTGCCTTATAATAAGTTTGAGATCATTCCTATTAATGTAGAGCTACTTACGATAGATGAGTATAATTTTATTGCGTATACTCCTATACGCAAGTACAGTAAACAGGAGATACACAAACTACAATCTGTTTATGATATAAATGATAGAAATTGGGAAGATATCAAAGCTATAATCAATATAGTAAGGCCTAATACATTTAATGATTCTTCTACTTTAGAAGAATGTAAATATTACAAAAAGATAGATTTAAATGAGGAATCAAGTGAGTATATATACTGAGCTAAGTAATAAGTATAACATACCATATCCTATTATAGAAGTAATATGTAACAGCCCGTTCAGATTTACTAATAGTATCATCTCTAACTTAGATCCTAAACCAGTTAGATTCTCTTACTTAGGTAAATTCAAATTAAAGAAAAGATATGAAAAAGAAACCGTATGATGTTTATAGTCCTAAGATATACCCTAGACTATTATTTGTAAGTACTAATATTGAAGATTTAGATAAATATTTTATATTTCTTGATATATATGGTAACAACGATGGAAGCGAATATAATAAATTACTACAAGAAATAGATAAATATGATGGTGGAATGGTTACTTGTAAAGTAATACGTAAGAGTGATAATAAATACGGAGTAATAGTGATAGCTGTTGCTAATGCAGAAGATATTACTCCAGACATGATTCCTCATGAGGCAGTACACGTTGCGGATTACTTTTGTGAACAATTAGGCTTATATACACAAGACTTTAAAGATGGCAATGAAGCGTATGCCTACTTAGTAGGATGGGCTGCAGGAAATATAAGTAATACTATCTGTAATGAGTTAAAAAACAAAGAATATGACAATTGAAGAAAGTAAAATGATGTGGAAATTAGAAGTGGAAAACAATAAACCACTCTATGGTTCATTTAGTAAGGAAATGAAGCGCCTATATAACAAAGTAGATGAATTAATTAATGAAGGCGTAATTACTTATGAAGATTTCACTAATGATGTAATTGACAGTATTACTACTACTATAGTAGATAATGGGAAGAGTAATGCAGAACCTAGTAGAGCCGATCAGGTAAATGCAATGTGTGACATGCTATTTAAGAAGTATGAAGAATATAAAAAAGTAGAGCATACAGGAGGAGATAGAGAAGTTTTAGCAGATAATACAGAATTATCAAATAAAACCAGATTATGTGAATCCGAATGTACCGATGGGACGTGCTAAGGAAATTATAGCGAGATTATAGAAAGAATATTATTTAGGTTATTTAATTGATTGATTATTATGGTTAAGTATATTTGTTCAGTAGATAGAGGCACCGTTATTAGTTACGATAAAGAAGTAGAAAATGTTAGCTTACTAAATCCTTTTTATGTAGACTATACGTGGTATATTCCTGAAGATGGAGAGTGGATCTATACAAAGAAAGATGGTTCTAAAGAGAGAAGGAGTGTTACTAAAGGCACTATGGTAATAAAATTGTATCCTATAGATAAAGAAAGTGATGCAGAGTACATCTTTATTGAAAATGATGAAGTAAAGAATCACTATAACAGATTGCTAGAAAAGGAGCAAGAAAAAAAGAAATCTACTTCTTGTGATATTGATTGTGATTGTAATTGTGAACCTGTACAGTATGATTGCTAATATGGATAAATTATTGATAGATCAATACGGTAATGCTATTTTATATAAAGTAGATACTAATAGCATTAAAAATGTATCTGATAACTTTGAATGTAGAACTATGTATGTTGCATAGTAGGATGGTCAAGTAATAACAGAAGAGGAAGTAATAGACTATAAATTAGGGGATATTATACTTATACTAAGTAAATATGATTCTATAAGTAATAAGTGGACGCTAAAACCAATAGTCTGTTCTGATGCCTTTGCTAAAGACGATCTTATAAGATGGAGTAAAGAAGATAATAAACAAGTTCTTACGAATGAAACTATTTGATCTTATTGGAGGTAAAGTAAAAATACACCCAGATGCTATAGGCATCCCATGCTTTAGAAGAGTGTGGGATGCAGATAAACCTGATAAGGAGCATGCTACTAAAGTAATAAGTTACATTGTACTTATGAATAAATGGGATAGCCCTTATGTACAAAGTATGGATGAAGACAGTAGAGAACTTAAACTGAAAAAGGAAATATTCGATGATGAGAATTACAAATTGACGGCAGAAGAATTGATTTGTGAAGATGGATATAAAACCTTACTTAATACTAGAGCTCTACAAATGTTAAACAATATGCGTCTAAAGTTAGATAGTGTGAGTAAGTACTATAAAGAGTCATTAGACGATACTTTAGATGAAAAGAAGATTAAGGACTTATTAGCTGGCATGACTTCCGTTGGTGGAGTACTTAAGAGTATTGATTCACTAGAAACAATGGTTAAAGCTGAAGAATTAGCTATAGGTAAAGTTAAAGGAGATGCTAAAGTAAATCCGTATGAGTTGGCGAAATAATACATTAAAATATAACTAAATATTAACAACACGTTATAGTGTATAAATAAAAATATTATGAATAAGAAATTTACGATTACTATAGATTTGACTAAGGATACAGAAGAAGTGTTTAGACAGATTGAAGAAGCTTCGGAATATTTGAACAAACCTGTAAAGAAGTCATTATGGCAAAGAATTAAATCTTGGTTCTAAACCATCAGAACCCTTACGTGGAGGGTAAGAATATCCACGTGTATGGGAGAGTGGCGGAATAGGTATACGGCAGTAGATTGACGGAAGCGCTCTGAAGTCGTCGTTAATAAAGCTCTTGAGTTTGAAGGTTCGAGTCCTTCCTCTCCCTCTTAATATTGCCCTATGGTGTAATGGTTAGCACAGGAGGCTCTTTGAGTAGTTCGATGTTTAATTGAATGTAAAAATAAAAAGACTATGATAAATAAAATATATGAATGTACAGACGAACAGTTTGTAAATCTAATAAAAAATAGTGCAAATATTGCAGAAGTATTATTTAAATTAGGGTATACCGTGAAAGGAAATTCTTGGGGTTACTCACAAGTAAAGCAAAGAATGACAGATTTAAATTTGAGTTCTGCTAACTTCAAAGGAAAAAATGCTTACTATGAAACTAATAAAGAAAGAGAAATATCTCCAGATAAACTATTTAGAATAAATTGTAAGCATACTAGAACGGTACTAAGAAGAAATATAATAAGAAACAATTTATTACCTTATAAATGTGCTATATGCGGAATAAGTAAATGGAATAATAAAACATTAAGCTTAGAATTAGATCACATAAACGGCATGAATAATGATAATAGATTAGAGAATTTAAGATTTCTTTGTCCTAATTGTCATAGTCAGACCACTACATATGGTAGTAGAAATCAACAACGAAACGAATCTACGTATGAGATAACTGATGAATTAAGAGAATTAGTATCTAATACTTATGATAAAGTTAACAGCGTAAAACGAGTATCTAGTATACTTGGTATTAGAAGAAAGGTTGTAACTGCTATTGTAAATGAAACTGGTCAAAAACATTCAAACCAAAAATATGTAATACGCTATGATAAGAATCATAATGAAATAGCTCGTTATGGTAGTTTGGTAGAAGCGGCGAAAACACTTATAGCTAATAATGAAGTTAAAACTAAAAAAGTAAAAACTTGTACTAGAACTATAAGTTATAATAAAGATAATTTTTGGTTAAATAGCTATTGGACTATATTGGATGGTAGCGGGATAAACGATAATCCGTTACTTGAATCTTCTCTAATTGACTCGGAAAACTTAAAAGTTGACGAGGCGCAAGCGAAAGCAGCGTGACAGACTAAACGAGAAGACTGACTTTCGAGTTGGATGCAATAGTCGATTAAATGAACCCTCTTAGTCTGCGTTCGAGTCGTAGTGGGGCTACTAATTGAAAATAGAATAACATGATTAAATTTGATAGGATGAAACTGATAGGTTTCTCAAAAAATAGAATGCATTTTCAAAGCAGAACTGACAAAAGTAAATATTACTATTTCGAGTTCTCTTTTAAATATCTTCTTAAGATATTTAATCCTAATATAACAAAATATATAGGTCCGTTCTATTAAAAATACTAGTCCTTTGAAACTATAATAGCAGAAGGAAACTTGTTGGATAGGTAGTTATCGTGAACAGGTAGTCTGGGGTATGTTAGCCCAGGTGGGGAGTACTAAACATAAGGCGTATAAAACCATAGCTCAAGAAACTAGGTTACAGCTACAGAAATTTCCCCAGTAAATTTTTCGTAATTAAAAGAATTTAAGTTATAAATTATTATCTGAATAGAAGGGGTTCGTTGTGAAACGCGCCCCTTTTAAATATATAATATGGTAGACTTTAATAAGAAGATAGTAAATAGTAATAAATTTAGAGGACCAGCACTATAGTTTATAGCTACTGGTTCTTATTGCGTATACCCGGAAGGTACTTCAGAATATTTTAAGTTCTGGGATGAGGAAAGTAAAAGATGTGTAGATGGTTATACTGCTGATGATGGAGATTTCATTAGTGGGTATAACTATTTTTATTTAAACTATTGCCCTATATCTCGTATAGTTAACCGTATTACAACAGATGAGTCTGGAAATACTAAAGTAAAGCGTGTTAATGAGGTTACATTTCCTGACTTCTGGGATTATGACTATTACTATTTTAATGCAGTATAGGAGGCTCAAGAATAGGGTAAACACTTATGCTTACTTAAGTCTAGACGTAAGGGTTTCTCATATAAAGGCGGGTCTATGGCGTGCCGTAATTTCTATTTAATACCATACTCTAAAACCTTTATATACGCGTCAAATAAGCAATATTTGACAGATGATGGTATTCTTACTAAAGCTTGGGACTATATGGACTTTATAGATAAGAATACAGCTTGGGGGAAGAAAAGGTCAGTTAATACTTAGATGCGTAGACGTGCCGGATTCTACACTAAAGATGATTACGGCAATATCATAGAATTAGGTTATAAATCAGAAATTATAGGTGTTACTTTGAAAGACAATCCTGACGTAGTACGTGGTAAGAAAGCTAATCTTATTATGTTTGAAGAGGGCGGTTCTTTCTCTGAATTAGGCGCAGCATGGCAAATCGCTAGACCTTCTGTAGAGGTAGATGGTATAGCTTTTGGTACTATGATTGTATGGGGTACTGGTGGTGATGAAGGTTCTGCATTTGAAACCATGAAGGATATGTTCTATAATCCTGATGGATACAACTGTTTAGGATTTGACAACATATGGGATGAGTCTGCTACTACTAATAAATGTGGTTTCTTTGTACCCCAATATACTAACTTAGATATACGTGATGAGAAGGGTAAACGTATATATATGGATGAAGACGGTAATACATACCGTAAGAAGTCTTTAGAGTATATATTAGCAGAAAGACAAGTAGTAATAACTAATGCTACTAATAATGCAGCAGTTGATAGATATGTTGCGGAAAGACCTATTACTCCAGCAGAAGCTATGCTAGAGTTTAATGGTAACATATTTCCTAAGAAGGAATTACAGGAGTAGTTATCATTACTCAGAACTAATAAAAAATTATAGAATCATAAGTAGGTAGGCGATCTAGTATGGCAACCTGACGGTAGCCTTAAATGGGTTATTAAGAAGACAGGAGATATAACACATTATCCATTAAGAACTAAAAGGGATGAAGTTACTGGAGCGTTAGTAGGAGATGATCCTACTGGTTCTATAGTAATATGGGAGCATCCTAATAAGGATGCTAGTGCTGGTTTGTATATTGCAGGTATAGACTCATATGATTATGACGAATCAAGTACTACATCATTAGGTTCTTGTTTTATATATAAGAGAGTATAGTCTATAGAACAGTATTCAGATATAATAGTAGCGGAGTATACAGGTAGACCTAAATCAGCAGAAGACTTTTATGAAAATGTACGTAAATTGCTTATATACTATAATGCTAGAGCAATGTATGAGAATCAAAATAAAGGTATATTTGTTTACTTTACTAATAAGCATTGTGACTACTTACTTGCTGATCAACCAGATATAATTAATGATATAGTAAGTAATTCTAAAGTAAATAGAAAAAAGGGTTGCCATATGAATAAATAGATTAAGCAGTGGGGATGGGGACTAATAAAAGACTGGCTTAATGATATTAATGCGGATGGCAAGAAGAACTTATACAATATAATGTCGGAACCGCTATTAGAGGAACTTATAGCTGCAAATGATGTAGTTAACGTAGACCGTGTAATGGCGTTGACCCAAGTAATGATATATAGAGAATAGCTATATAATGTTAAAGTAAAAGAGATTAAAAAAGAGAATAGAAATAGGGTGCTGTTTGAAGGCCCTATATTTACTCAAGAATGGTTTCGTGACGACGAAGCTATAGATAATATCGAAGCATATATGTTTTAATTATGAATAATATTAATCAAATGCCAATATAGAAACTTCCCATGTCTAAGAAGACAAAAGACTGGCAAGAAAGTTGTATAGACTATGTTATAGGTCGTAGTTTAGGAGGTTCTAGAAATGGCAATAACAGAACTCGCAGAGAGGAGATGCAAACATACTATGATCTTTATAATAGTATATACAATGAAAAAGATCTAAAGTATGTTACTAATCCTTTTAAACAGCAGGACGGCTTTCCTGCAATGGCTTAGGATTATAATATAATTAAGCCTAAGATAGACTTACTGTTGGGAGAAGAGACTAAAAGACCATTCAACTTCAGAGTAGTACGTACAAGTGATATAGCTGCTAGTGAAATGCAGGACAAAGCTAAATAGCTTTTAATAGATTATATTCAGGCTACTATAATGAGTAAATTAGGTCCTGAAGAACAAGCTAGATACTAGGAAGCTTTGCAAAATGGTGAAATAATGACTCCTTAGTAGATACAAAAATACATGAGTAAAGACTATAAAGATATAGCAGAAGTAACTGCATATCACAGTCTTAATTACTTAAAGAATAAGTTAAACATTACTCATGAATTCTTTAAAGGTTGGAAGGATGCTTTAGTTGGTGGTGAAGAGATATACTATGTAGGTATACTAAATGGAGAACCGTGCCTCGAACGTGTTAATCCTATCTACTTTGATTATGATACTGAAACGTCCGACTTAGAATTCATTCATGACGCAGAATGGTGCTGTTATGAAATGAATATGTCTGTAACTGAACTATATGATAGATTATACGATAAGATGTCTGAGAAACAGCTAAATTAGTTGTTAGATATGATGGATCAAGCTTCTAAAGGAGGTATAAATCCTGAAGTAAGAAAGACATCTTTAGACTATACTCATATTAAAACACATACTATTAACGGGTTCAGTAGTAATCCATTTGATAGTACTAATAGTGTGAAAGTATGGCATTGTTGCTGGAAATCGTTTAAGAAAATAGGTTTTGTTACCATAATTGATCCTGAATTAGGCGAGCCTAAAGAATATCAAGTAGATGAGAGCTATAAAGAGACAGGAATGGAACTCAATGTAGAATGGAAATGGATTACTGAAGTATGGGAGGGATATAGAGCTGGTGAAGACTTATATATAGGAATACAACCATTAGAATATCAATATACTTCAGCTGATAATCCTAACTCTCAAAGATTGCCTTATACTGGAGTAGTATATAATAATACAAACAGTAGACCTCGTAGTTTAGTAAGTATGATGAAACCATTGCAGTATATGTATATTGTACTATGGTATAGACTTGAGCTTGCTATGGCTAGAGATAAAGGTAAAGTAGTAAATATGGACATTACTTAGATACCAAAATCTATGAATATAGATGTATCTAAATGGATGCATTACTTATCTGCTCTTGGTGTAAACTTTATTAATCCATATGAAGAAGGATGGGATATACCTGGTAGAGAAGGAGGTAAACCTAGTCAGTTTAACTAGATTACAGCTCTTGACCTTACTATGGCTAATACTATAGATTAGTATATTAATCTTATGGATAAGATTGAAAGTATGCTATCTGAGATATCTGGAGTTAGTAAGCAAAGAGAAGGGTCTATTTCATCTAATGAATTAGTAGGTAATGTAGAGCGTTCTGTAGTACAATCAGCTCATATTACTGAACCTTGGTTCTGGACACACAATTAGGTAAAGAGAGAATGCTTAACTATGCTACTTAATACTGCTAGATGGGCTTGGAAAGATAGTAGTAAAACTCATCTACAATATATATTAGATGATGCTACTAGAGCATTCTTAACGCTATCAGATGATATGCTTTATGAGGATTTTGATATCTTTATAGAAGATACTACTAAGAATCAACAGTATATAGAAACACTTAAGCAGTTAATGCAACCTGCTATGCAGAACGGAGCTAGCTTACTTGATATAGCTGAAATCATTACTATGGATAATATTAGTATGATTAAGTCTAGATTAGAGGAAATTGAGCAAAAACGTATGGAGCAACAACAAGCTATGGAACAAGCTCAAGCAGAACGTGAACAGCAAGCTATTCAGATGCAAAATGAGATTAAGGAAGAGGAGCTTATGATTAAAGAAGCAGAAATGGATCTTGAGAAATATAAGATAGATCAAGATAATGCTACTAAGATTACTGTAGCTCAACTTAATGCCTATAGAGGTGCTGAGAATATGGATCAAGACGGTAATGGAATTCCAGATCCAGTAGAGATAGCTCAACAAGCTTTAGCTGAACGTAAGCAAGCATCTGATGAAGCTTCTAAACAATTTGAATTCAATGCTAAGATTAGAGAGCAGAAGATGAAGAAAGAGATAGAAGATAAGAAAAATCAGCTTGAAAGAGAAAGAATGGATCACGAAATGAAGTTGCAAGCAGCTAAAGATAAAGCAGCAATGGAGAGAGAAAGATTAAAAGCTAAGACAGCACTTAAGAATAAGACAAACGCAGAAGCTAAAAAGAGTAAATAATTATGAATTGGTTTAAAGAAACATGGTGGATAGTTAAACAACTATTTACTAAAGTAAAAGCAGATAAAGTAGAGTATAAGCATATGGATCATTATCCATTTAGTGGTTATTCTGCAATGAGCTGGTGTGGTTACTTGTTAAGTAGAAAACCTGAATCTCAGATTAAGCCTACTACTTGGAATCATGAAAATATTCATCTCTATGAAGCTAAAGATAAAAAGAGATGGATAAGTTATTATTGGTCCTATGTGTGGGAATGGATTAAAGGTAATCCAATTATCTACCCTGCATCTAGTGCTTACTATACCATTCCTTATGAGATGGAAGCTTACGCTAATGACGATAACTTTGACTATCTGAAAACACGTAAGCCTGAAGATCTTGATAAGTACAAGATTAAAGACAGAAAGAAGACTTATAAGGCTAATAAAAAGAATTGGAAACAGTATCTTAAAACAATTAAATAATAGGAGAGATTAATTATGGCATGTGGAGGTAAAAAGTCTGGTAGCTCTAAGAAGGGCAAAGGCGGAAAGAAATAATTGAAAAAATTATGGATAGTGAAGAAACATTGAAATATCTTTAGTAGAAATATCCTGAAGATCTGAATGAAAATTATAGATGTTATTGGTGGTGCACTAGTAATATAGACGGTAGTGCTTTAACTTATTATTTAGTACTACACGATAAGTTTTATGAAACAGATAAAGAACCAATGATATGTCTTAGAGCACATTCATCAGATCCTGAAAGTTTAGTTAATCTATTAAAGATGTACTTAGAAACATGTAAGTACTAATATGGATAGACAAGCATTTAAATAGAGAATGCAGAACCTAAAGTCTTACCGGGAGAATAATCCCGGTAAAGGCTATTGGGATTGGAAAGTAGAAGCATTTGCTGAAGGTGGTCAAACAGGTGATCCTGATAAGGAGAGATTCTATCAAGCTACAGGTAGAAGTAGTAGTGGTAGACCTTTAGAAGAAGGTTTAAAACCTGTATTTAGTCTAGAAGATGCTGCTAATATGACTCCTATTGGCGATGCTATATCAGCTAGAGATACTTATAATGCTGTAAAGAATAGAGATTGGTTGAGTGCTGGACTAGCCGCTCTTACAGTATTACCTTTTGTTCCTAGTGGTTTAAGAAATGTAAAAGCTGCTGCTAGATACATTCCTACTGTAAATAGAACTGAACAAAGTTTAATAAATTAGGCTCTGGGTAATATTAGTAAGAAAAGAGATTATTTATCAGATATAGCTAATTCTAGAAATAGAGTTCTAGAAGATATTAATACGATACCTTACCGTAATAGAGCTGAATAGGCAGATAAAATATTCGGTACTAATTATAGTGAAACTTATGATCTGCTTGATGATTTGTATCAACATAGGTACTTTGATTTACCTGAAGTTCAACCCAAAGATATGGTAGCTTCTGGAAGATTATAGGCTAAACCATTTGCAGAAGAACGATTTAATAAGACCGGAGTAGGAGCAGAACCTAATAGGAGCTAATGCTTACTTTAATAATAACAAAGATGAGTGATCTAATAGATTATACAGGTATCATGCCGGAATACCCTATACCTTCATATAAGTATGGTGGTATTCACATAAAGAAGAAGAATAGAGGTAAGTTTAATGCCTTAAAGAAAAGAACTGGTAAAACTACAGAAGAACTTACTCATAGTAAAAATCCATTGACACGTAAGAGGGCTATCTTTGCTCAGAATGCGAAAAAATGGAAACATAAAGGAAGAAAGAAAAAATAATAAATCTAATTATATATAATTATGGATAATGTAACATTGAACGGTTTTGAGGTATTTGAAGATCTCATGCCAGGAGCAAGTGTAAAGAATAAACCTATTACTCCTCCTACTAGTGAGGAAGAGGAAGAAACAAAAATTGATCTTGAAGGAGTAGGAGAAGAACTCAGTGAAGAAGAATTAGATAATATTCGTAAGAATACTAAAACTGAAACTGAGGAAAAGGAAGAACCTGAGGAAGAAGATAAAGAAGTAAAATCTAAACCCAAGGCTAAACCTAAGACTACTACAAAAGAAGAAGTAGAAGAACCTGAAGTTGAGGAAGAAGAACCAGAAGAGTCTGCTGATGAAACTACCATAGTAACAGGTTTCTTTGACTCTTTATCTGAAAAATTAGGTTGGGATGACATTGAGGATAATGATAAACCTAAGACTGTAGAAGATTTAATTGATTACTTTAATGATGTAATTGAGGAAAACTCAGTACCACAATACGCTAGTGAAGAAGTTGAGCAACTTGATAAGTTTGTTAAGAATGGTGGTAATTTGAGAGATTATTTCTCAATTGACAATGAAATTGATCTTGATGATATCGATCTCGAAGATGAAAGTAATCAGAAGTTAGTATTGAAAGAATTCCTTAAAGAAAAGGGTTTTAATGCTAAATAGATTGAAAAGAAACTTACTAAATACGAGGAAGCTGGTATTCTTGAAGATGAGTCTCAAGATGCTGCTGAAGCCCTTAAGGACATAAGAGAGAATAAGAAACAACAGCTATTGAAAGACCAAGAAAATGCCGCTAAGCTCGCAGCCCAACGTCAACAGGAGTACTTTGATACCGTTGTCAACGAAATAAAGGGCATGGATAATATCCGCGGTGTTAAAATTCCAGAAAAGGATAAACAAATACTGTTGGAATATATATTCAAACCTACCTCTGATGGTATGACCAAATTTCAAAAAGATTGGTCTAAGAGCGTAAAAAATTTAATCGAGTCTGCCTACTTTACTATGAAAGGAGACACACTTGTAAAAGCCGCCGAAGTAAAAGGTCAAAATGCTGCTATTAACAAGTTCAAAAATAGCCTTAATAGGGCAGGAGTAAGTAGAAAGACTAATAAACAGGATAACACTAGCACCGAGTCTATGTGGAATTCCTTCGCACGAAGATTGCGTGCTAATTAATAATAACTAAAAATTAATTTACTAGTATTTTATGGATAATAATATTCTGAATAATTTGGTACTGTATAAAGGTAAGTGGTTCAGTGATTTGATTGATACCGCTAAGATTTCTGCAGCATCACAATAGAATCCGTATCAGGTTGCTACTGTGTTGTCCTATGTATTCGGTACCAAAGATAATGGTTACAACACTTCTTTGGATATGCTTACTGGTGGTCTTGGTAACGTAATGACCATTGATCAACCGAGCTGGGAGTGGAATGTAATGATTGATGCCGATAGAGCAGTTACAATTAGAGATGCAAAATGGAATGGCGCAGCTATTACAGATAATTCAACTGCAGGTCTTGGCAATACACCTATTATGCTGTGGTTAGAAGATAACTGGTTTGGTCCTACTGCTATATTGGAATTTGATGATAAGGAATTCCAAGTACGTGTAGCAGGTGCTCCGTATCAGGACGGTAACTTGTGGGTATATACTTGTTTTGTAGCTGATGGTCAGCCTACTTCGTATATCCCCGCAGAACTCTTGAAACCGGGTTGCCAAGTATCTCGTCTGGCTTCTGCTGTTGAAGAATACAGTGAAGAAGGTGATATCCTGAACTATAATACTCATTTCAAGATGCGTAATTATCTTACTACAATTCGTATCAACTATGATATTACTGGTTCAGCTTATTCTACAGTAATGGCAATTGCTTTACAGGATCCTAAGACTGGTAAGAAGTCTTACTTGTGGGCTGATTATCAGGAATGGGTAGCTCTGCGTGAATGGTATAAGAGATGTGAACGTATGTTGGTTTACATGAAATCTAATGTAAACAAAGATGGTTCTTGTAATCTGAAGGGTACTAACGGTCGTCCAGTATTTATTGGTGCTGGTCTGTTGGAACAGATTGCTCCGTCTAACAGACGTTACTATACTCATCTTACTGCAGAATTGCTAGAAGACTTCCTGTTTGACCTGTCTTACAATGTACTTGGTACTAACGAACGTAAGTTTGTTGCATTGACTGGTGAAATGGGTATCCGTGAATTCGATAGAATTTTGAAGGAAAAGGTAGTTAACATGAACCTGATTGATACTGTATTTGTAACTGGTTCTGGTGACAGCCTTACTTTTGGTGGTCAGTTCAAGACTTATAAGATGACTAATGGTATCGAGTTGACTCTGAAGTATTTCCCGCTGTATGATGATATTACTTATAACCGTAAGTTACATCCGGTTACTTTGAAACCGCTGGAATCATATCGTATGACATTCCTGGATCTGGGTAGACGTGATGGTGAAGCTAACATCGTTAAGGTAGTTCGTAAGGATCGTGAATTCGTAACTTGGTCTACTGGTGGTGCAGTTCTTCCTTCTGGCTATGGTAAGTCTATTAATACTCTGAGATCTAATGGTAAGGATGGTTACACTGTATTCTTCCTTGGAGAAATGGGTATTATGCTTAGAGACCCCAGAGCATGTGGAGAGTTGATCATGGATTGTGAAGCCTAATTTCCACCTAGTTATCTCACAATAAAAAGGGGCCTTAGGGCCCCTACTAACTTGATAATCTAATATTTTATATTATGGAAGTAATCGTTAGAATAATTAAAACTAATCCCTGGACTGGGATTACTAAATGGCCAACGTGTTTTGACTATTTAAGTTCTTACTGGACTAGATCTGGTAATTTATATACTGGTTTATCTGCAGAAGATGCAGCTAGATTAGAAAAAGAAATTGGTTATCCTGAGGGATAGTTATCTCCCAATAGTACATTTTGGGATACCTTTGCTGTTAAAATTGGCAAAAAGGATTTAATACTAGATACTAATAGACCTGAGGATGAATTAAAATATTTGTTCCTTAAAAAGCATAAAAGAGTTGCTAATGGTCTTAATGATATTAAGCCCAGCACAGATTATGTTATGATTAATAAGGATAGTGAAGCAGAGGAACAGAATAAGTTCAATAAAGTTAAGCGTGAAGCATATAGAGAAATGGATAAGATGTCTACTGAAGAAATGCGTAAGTGTTTACGTCTCTACGGTATGAAATCAGACTCTATGTCTAATGAAGTTGCTGAAGCTAAATTGTCAGAATTTATTGAAGCTGATCCTTCTAAGTTCTTGATGAAATGGGTAAATAACCCTAATAAAGAAATTAACTTCGTAATTGAAGAAGCTATTGCTAAAAACATTATTAGAAAGAATCGTGCTCAATATTACTTTGGTACTGATTTAATTGGTAATGGTCTTGAAGATGTAATTGCTTATCTTAAGGATAAGAAGAATCAAGATATTAAATTAGCAATACTTAATGAAATTAAATCTAAGTAATGACTAATAAAGATTCTCATATAATTTTCAAGGTAGTTCTGGATAAGAATGCAGAAGGTGTTGCTTATGGTGGATGCCCAGCGTTCTTAGATGAAGAAGTAGACTTATTTCTTAATCAAGCATAGTTAGAAATCTTAAGTAATAAGATTACTGGTAACAATGCTTTAAGAATAGGTTTAGAAGGTTCTGTGTCTAACTTATCTGAAATAGAGAAGTTAATAGCTACAGATGTTAATCTTCATGCTGTACATACAGGCTACAATGAGTATGCATTAGAAGATGTTCATGATGAAGATAATAGAATGACTATACTTAGTGTATTACTTAAGTATGGACAATTCTAGACTAACTGCGTACTTACTAGCCATGAGTTAGTAAAGCCTTTTAAGTAGACTTATAATAATATACCTTGGGTAGAGAATCCAGTAGCTACTTTAGAAAATGATAAACTCTTAGTATACGTAGATCCTGTTTTAATGCAGGATCCTATGTATGCTCCAAGAGTAGAAGATAATACAGAGTTCTATAGAGTAGATCTAACTTATGTTAAGAAACCAACTAAGTTTGACTACACTAAACCTGAACAAGAATTAGATTTTCCTGAAGATGTCATGTATGAGATTATTAATAGAGCTGTAGTAATTGCTTTAGAGAATATAGAATCTCAAAGACAATCTTCTAAGTTTTAGTTAAACCAAGTATCTGAATAATTATGTGTGAAAGAGATTTTCAAATAAATGTAGAGAGGCAGCTGAATAATATCATACCTAATTATAATGAAACTATCAAGTTTCCTTCAGATACTTTGTTTCATTTTATAAATAAAGCTAAAGACGAATATGTTAAATAGAACTTTAGAGTGTTCTAGAGAAACCAAGAGATTACTGATAACATACGTACTTTAGTGAATACTAAGAGCTATACTACTTATAGTTTTAGTAAATTAGGTAATAAATGGGAAGCCAGTTATCCTGAAGATTATATGTTTGCACTTGGTGAAAATGTATATATAAGTATAAAGGATAATAAATGCAATAACTTAATTACTCGCGAATCTGATGTAATAGAGGCTACAATAGAGACAGTAAGCTCTAGACTAAGTAATAGTCTATCAGATCACAGATTGCGTTATAATCAAGCAAAACCTATTAGAGTATATACTGACAATAAAATTGTATTATATACTGATGGTAAATATGATATAAGTTCTTATGAGCTTACTTACTTAAGAAAAGCCAAGGATTTAGGTACTCTCTAGGATTTAACTAAAGAGTATACAGATTTACCAGAAAATACACATTAGGATATAGTTGATCTAGCAGTTCAAATGATAGTACAGACTATACCTAATACTAGTTCTAAGAAATCTTAGGACGAATAATTAAGGCGCTTACCAACGTGGAAATCTGAAATAATGAAAGTAGAAAGTAAGCGAATAGACTAAGCGCTAATGTCTAATTTAATTTTAATATTTTAATATGTTACAATCAGTACACTCCGTATTAATCGGAAAACAAGCTCCGGCTTCTTACACTACAGTAGATGCTTTGGCTGTTGGTGATGTTGCTTTGTTCGATGAGAATAAGGCTCTTATTAAAACTGCTGCTGATGCAGTAAATGCTAACTCTCTGTATGTAGGTGTAGCAGGTGAAAAGATGAATGTTACTATGCCTGATGGTACAGTAGCACAGAAAGCTAATATTGATTTCTCTACTGAAATCCAGAAAGCTTCTAAACCGTCTGCAGTAATTGGCGGATATGTAGCTCCTGTTGAAGAAAAGATTGTAATCACTTTAACTAACGCTACTATTATTGCTGGCAATCGTTACGTTTTGCGTATTGTTTATAAGGATATGTATGAAGCTGCTTGGCAGTTTACTCATACTTATGAAGTATATGCTGAAACTACTACAGCTAAAGATTTAGTAGACGCTTTCTTGAAGAAGATCAATGCTCATAAGAATCGTAGAGTACAGGCTTCTGCTTCTGCTGCAGTTCTGACTTTGACTGCTATGCCGAAGGATGATAACGAAGGTGTTTACTCTTTGAATGAATACAGCGTTGTATCTATGGAAGCTTCTCTGTATGAAACTATTCCTGGCGCATTGCTTGCTAATCAGCCTAAGGCAGTTGTAGGTGCTACGATTGTTAAGACTGCTGGTAATCCGGGCAAGGGTTATTGGAAGCAAGTACGTGATGCAGAAGTACGTAATATGGGTTATAAAGGTCATGTATTTACTGGTGCATATCCTATTGTTGAACAGGTTCGTAAAGTAGTAGAAGATGCAGAATATGACTATGCTATCATCGAAAACGATAACCTGTACTTGAGCAATGATAATCAGTACATCAAGACTACTCCGTTGACTACGGAAGTTTATTGTCCTAGTTTAGTTGATTCTATCGTAGATAAGGGTATTCAGTCATTTATCGCTGGTAAGACAATTGCCTAATCCACATTAGAGAGATTGAATTTGGGATAAGATTCCTTTTACAAACTACAGAAGTGGAGTTGTGGAATATTCCACTCTCCACTTTTTTTATTGTTGATATATGGACAAATTAACAAATATACAAATAGATGGTGATAAACTGACCTTCAAGATAGAGACTGAAGTAGACCTTAGTAGCTATAGTAAGGAAGTTTATATAGATGAAGTATGGAATTTAAAGAACATACTTGAAGACAGTCCTATACATAACATTAGCTTTTCTGAGAATATTACAGTAGATTCCGATAATAATGTAACTGTAACTAATGACGATATTCTAGAATTAGATTGGAATATGAAGTATGTTACTTTGAGATGTTTTACGGAATAGGAAGAAATACATTTTCATGGCATATACTACAATCCTTCAATTGTATATATGGCAGAGATTAGGAAATTACATACTCACTGCTCAACTTGTTTAGATGATCAGACTATGCAGAACATAATGTTAGTAGTCTTTAAGAGATAGCTGCTTGAGTATGCTTTAGCATCCGATTACTATCGCGATGCTTTACAATTATATGTAGATATCTGTAGATTACTTGAGATATCTATTAAACCAAAATGTGCAGCTAGTACTTGCTGTAACAATGCTATTCTTACTCAGAAAGGTGATTGTTTCAATACAGAAAACGATAAGTGTCTTCATTTAGAGAAAGAGCGTAACTCTGCTACTTTATTTAGTGGTATTTGTTACTCTTGTTCTAATAATACTTGCAGTACAGGAAATTGCAGTAACGGTTATTGTAAATTATAAAATAAAGAGATATGACACAAAAATGCGATGGTGTAAAGATATTAGACTTAGAAGAGAAGCTTGAAGCTACAGGTGGTGAATACATTGTTACTGCAGAGAAAGACAATAACTATAAATTACCACTTGAATCAGTAGCTGATATAGTTATAGGTAATTCTAAGTTTAAGGCTGCAATTAAGGATGTATACGAATCAAGTACTCCTACAGCATCTGTATCTTTAGATAAAGATAAGTTCTTATTCTCATTTGGTATACCAGCAGGTAGAACAGGAGATGCAGGTAAGGACGGTAAAGATGGTAAAGACGGTAAGGACGGTAAGGATGGTATTGATGGTGTACCAGGTATAGATGGAGATACTACTAGAGTAGTAATAGCATACAAATCTACTAAAACCATACAAAGACCCGATACTCCTGTAGGAGGTAGCTGGGATTACGATACTAATACTATTACATATCCTGAAGGATGGTCTGGTAGTGATAGTAATCCTAATGGTTATGTGTGGATGTCTACTGCTACGTTCTCTAGTAAAGGTACAATAGTAGTACCTTGGAGTACACCTGTAAGTCTTACAGGTGCAGATGGTCATGATGGTGCAGATGGTAGTAATATTGAATTTGTATATAAACTCACTATAACTAGTCTTGTTACTCCTACTAAACCTACAGGTAACAGCCAGACTGAAGCTATTAGACAAGGGTGGACTGATCATCCTACAGGTATTAGCGAACAATATCAATGTGAATGGGTTTGTTCACATAACTTACAAACTGATGGTAGCTGGAGTGAGTGGAGTGATCCTACTATTTGGTCCAAATGGGGAGTAAATGGTAAAGATGGTGATGGAGTAGAGTATATATATCAGCGTACCAAGTTACCTGCTTCTCCTAAAGAGATTACAGATAATAATCCAGATCAGGATGAATATATACCTCAATCAGCTCCTGGTGAACAACCTTGGACAGATGATCCTAAGGGAGTAAGTGAAGAGTTTAAATATGAATGGGTTAGTAAAAGAAAGTATAAAGGTGATACTCACAAATGGGGTAACTTTAGTTCTCCGTCATTATGGGCTAAATGGGGAGATGATGGTCAAGATGGTCAACACCTTAGAGTAATGTATACTAAGACATCTGGTAGTGATGTTAAGCCTAGAGATCCAGATAGATTGAATATTAACCCTGGTAGTATTTGGAGCGTAGGTATGCCCTCTGTGACTGGTAAAGAAGCCATATGGGGTATTCAAGCTTTAGTTACTTTTGATAATAAGTTAGTAATTGATGAATCTCTGCCTGAAGACGAAAGAGGTTGGCAAGGGCCTTATTTAATTACAGGTGTACCTGGTCTTGATGGTAATAACTTTAATTATCAAGTAGAAGCATTTAAGTAGAGTTCTACTCAACCTGAGAAGCCTACTAGCAATGACCCATATAATCCTGGTGATGGTTGGGTACTTACTCCTGATATGTCAACTGGTATATGGTGGAAATGTATAGCATTAGTTCAAGGCGAAACTGGTACAGTAATAGAATGGGGAGCTGTAGTAAAAGTAACCGGGCAGGGGGTTATCATTAAAGGCACTTTAGATTCTACAGATGATCTTCCAACTAGTGGTAATGAAATAGGAGACGGTTGGGTTATTGATGGCTTCTTATGGGTATGGAATGGTAGTGACTGGGTAAATGTAGGTAAGGTTCAAGGCATGGACGGTAACTACTATGAATACAGATTTGCTAGAAATAACAGCTGGGAAATTGCTCCTTAGTTAAATGCTGCTGAACGTTATCCTACAGGTTGGAGTTCTACTGCACCAGCGTTAAGTAGCGGTAAAGTATTATGGGCTACATTTGCTCTTATCAATGGTGGAGATAATACGTTAATGGAACAATGGTGTGATCCGTACTATATGACTGGTATGACTGGTGATAACGGTGGTTCAGGTGTTCCTGGAGTAGGTTACGAGGTAAGATACTGTAAAGGTACTGAAACTACTTATACCGGTGAGGCTTGGAATGATACTATGAAATGGAAGAGAAACCCTACAGGTTGGTCTATGGATGTTCCTGAACTTACTAATGGAGATGAGTATAATTACATATGGTTTATTCAATGTAGAGTCATTGATGATGAGATGGAAACTGCATGGTCTAAACCTAATCCTATGGGTGGTATAATTACTCCAGATCCAGTAGGTTCGCAACCTATAGCATATCCTATGGGTATATATAGTACTAGTACTCCTTATATTAACGATGGAGAAACTGCCCCATATGTATATGATACTGGAGGAGATACTGAAGGCAATCACTATTTCTTTTTAAAAGCCGTAATGACATGGATTGGTACGTAGTAGAATAACGAATCGCCAGGAACAGATACCTCTGGAGCATGGGAACCATTAAAAAACTTTGAAGCTATCTATACTGATTTACTTATTGCACCTAACTCATTAGTAGGTGGAGCTGTATTTAACAATAACTTAATGTTCTCACAAAGAGGTAAGAATGCTAGTGGTGGTGATAGTTCTGAATATCATTTGATTAATACTTCAGATCCTATGAACACTTCTAACTCATTTAGACCTAATTTCTTGTTAGACTTTGAGAATGGCGAAGCTTACTTTGGAGCTGGAGGTATACACTTAGCCGCTGATTCTGAGAATAGTTAGTTGTAGTTAACTACGTCTGATACTAAGCTTACGTTAGATGGTAGCGGATTAAGTATGATTAATAATTCAAGCAGTGGCGCATTATCTACTTCTGGTACCTATATAAAGAAAAATAACATATCATAGCTTACAAGTGATTATTAGTTTAAACTAGATTCAACTGGCATGCGTATGGGTTAGGCCCAGTCTCCATTTACTGAGTGGTTTGGTTTAAATTCTAATGGTAGTGGACAGTTAGCAAAAGGTAATATCGCTTGGAATTCCTCTGGAGAAATTAATGAACTTAATGTAGGAAATAGTGCTAATGGTAAAGTAGTATTAGCAGGTGATAGTTTCAGTGGACTGAGAGTGCCTCAAACTACAGATACAGATTTCTATCTAATAGATATATACGGATCTTAGAATACAACTCCCAAATCAGGAACAATATACGTTAGAAGTAGTAATGGTTCATAGATATATATATCTGGAGATGGTAGCATATATGTACAAAAAGTATCAGGAGGTAACACCTATTCCGCTAGTTTAGACCCAACAGTAGGTTTGGTATTCAAAAAAGATAGTGCTACTACTAAAACATACGCAAACGCATAATTACTATGGATAAAGCAAAAGAATATATAAACAGTAAAACAAACTCTATACTTAAAACTAATATACTTAGGAATAATAGAGATGTTGTAGCAACCATAGTATACAATGAGTTAACAGATTTATTGGAGTTTAGTAACACATCTAGTGTTACTACTCCTATAGATTCTGAAATACTAAAAAGATATTTACATTAGGTTAAACCATAGTTATATAGTGGTATACCTATGAAACTCAAACCGTATTGTATTAAGTGTGGTTATGGTAATGGATACTTTAGAGGATTGTATGATCCTTATGTATTAGCATTGTTAACAGAGGATGCAGATCCTTGGTTATGGGAAGATAACGGTGTAGTACTGTTAGAATAGTAGAAAGAAAATAATTTGATTGACAATGATAGCAAGAATTAAAGGTTTAAAGATTAGTCAAGCTTCAGAACGTACTGCTGTCACAGGATAGGAAATGATTCCATTCCAAGATGGTGAAAGAAATGGTAAGATCCGAATGATAGAGTTTAAAGATATGACTATGTATATCTTTGATCCTACTATCGTTGATGGTAAAGTAAGTCAAGAAGATTATGACACATTAAAGCAAGCTATAGAGGAAGGTAAGCTTATCTATACTATTAATTCTAATAGAAATGGATTAGACTTAGCAACCGAAGTAGCTATAGTTGGTGGTACTATATACATTGAATCTCCTGACTTTATTAAAGAAGAAGGTACAGATAATATATCTCAAGTAGTATTTGATACTATTACTGTAGATGGTTCATTAAACTATAGTAAAGAACAATATACTACTACAGTAATTAAGACTACTGGTGATGGTACTAAAGTACTTACAGATAATGGTCAGTATGTATATATAGGTAATTTAGCATTAACTAATATTAAGTTTAAAGATGGTACTAATACATCTACTTATGACTTAGTAACTAATGGCATCACTTTCAGATAGAATGCTACTCCTTGTGTATCTTGGAATACTATTAAGAGTGGTAACAATATCTATATGGATATACGTATAGCTAATGCTACTGCATCTATGGATGGTCTAATGAGTAAGGAAGACTATGTAGAACTTAATACTACTATTCCTGGATAGATTGAAGACCTGAAGGAAGCTGATTCTAACTTAAGTAATAGAATAGATAATCTTGATGATAAGATTGATAAGGAGATTGCTGATAGAGAAGCAGAAATAGATCGTATAGAGAATAAGTTTGATGGGGTTACTGATGAGTTAGAAGCTGCTTTACAGAAAGAAATTGAAGATAGGAAAGCAGGTGATACTACTATTACTAACAGTTTAAATGCTTTTATTAGTACTAAAGGCCAACCTGGCGGTTTAGCTGAATTAGACTCAACTGGTAAAGTTCCTGCAGCTCAATTACCATCTTATGTAGACGATGTATTAGAGTTCTCTACTAAAGATCAATTCCCTCAAACTGGTGAAACTGGTAAGATATATGTAGCTAAGGATACTAACTTAACATATAGATGGACTGGTACTCAATACTTAGAGATTAGTTAGAGTTTGGCATTAGGTGAAACTCCTAGTACAGCGTATCCTGGAGATAAAGGTAAAGCTAATAGGGATGCTTTAAATAGTATGCCTACTAAACTTACTTCATATCTTACTCCTACTACTAGTACTGGTGAATTAGTTAAGATTAACTATAAGTATGCAGCTAAAGATGGTTTAAATTATGGTCCATTACAGGATGATAATATAGATATACCATCAGCTACAACTACTAATGCAGGTGCTATGTCTGCAATAGATAAAGGTAGATTAGATAGCTTATATAATGAATTTGGTAGTATACAGAATCCTGGTGATAAGCTTGATTCACTACCTAATAACCTAGTTACTGGTGTAGATGCAACGTCTAGAAATGCAACTAGTGTAACTATTAACTATAAGCAATCTGATTTATCTGCAGCTAGTAATTCATATGCGAATCCTATTACTAAGTCATAGACTATACCTGCTGCTACACAATCTGCAGCTGGTGTAATGACTGCTACTGATAAATAGAACTTAGACGTCAATATACCTAATAGAATTACTAATCTAGATAATAGAGTAACTACTGAAGTAGATAGATTGGAAGAGCTTATTGAGAGTAGTTCGTCTGAGATTACTAATGATTTGAATGTAGAGATTCAAGCTAGAAAGGATGGTGATATTCAGTTACAAACTAATATCAACAATCTGCAGTCTACTATGAATACAGAATTAGCTAAGAAGGTTGGTAAAGTAACTGTAGCTGGTTCTGGTAATGCTGTTACTACTGCATCTATTAGTGGTGATACTCTTACTTTAACTAAAGGAGCTACATATAATAACTATGTACATCCTGCTGGTTCTGCACCTAGTAAAGCATCTGGATTCTATAAGTTCTCTACTGATTCTACTAGTCATGTAGCTAGTGTTACTGCTGTAACTAAAGCTGATATAACTGCATTAGGTATACCTGCATAGAATACTAATACTACTTATACATTTGCTAATGGTTCTGCTGGTAATTTTACAGTAACTCCATCCGGAGGTAGTGCATAGACTGTAAGCGTTGGTAAACCAGCTAATGCAGGTAATGCTGATACAGTTGGTGGTATTAGTCCATCTGCTTTTGTAAAGAAAGCCGGTGATACTATGACTGGAGCATTGACGATAAATCAAACTTCATCAGTAGCTCCTTTAACTTTGCATGGAACTGATGTTTCTAGTTATGTTTAGTTTATTAATAGTGGAGCGCAAACTGCAGAAGTAGGGTATACAGATTCATTAGGTACATATTTGTATAATGATAAACTGACAACTCACCCATGTATATCATTAGGTAGAGTGGATAGTTTAGATGAAGGAGCAACTTTCTATTATGGAGGTACTCATTATAAATTACTCCATAAAGGTAATTATGCTAACGAGTTAGATTAGCGTTATTCACCAAAAATGGTATATAACTATGATAAAGGATATTTGGTAAAATTAAGAAATGCATCTAGTGTTGATGCAATGATTACAGTAAGAATATTTGGTAATTCTTATTATACTACACCTCCGATTGATACAGTAATATAGTTTTATAATTATAATTCAGGAAATTCAATACTATAGTATTCTGGAGTTAATAACGGATCTGGGTTTGGTGATATAAAAGTATTTAACTATGATGGTAAGGTTTATTTGTGGTTTAAACAAATACGACGATACCAATCTTTTTTAGTACATGCTTATTATAGCAATAGCAGTGACTATCGTAATATGGTTGAATCTATAACCAATGCTGCTATGCCTACTTCTGGAGTAACTAGAGAAGTAACTATAACTCCTAAACAAGCTATATATGCTGGAGATAATATTATTGCAGCAGCTGGTAGTGTAAACATAGAGAACACAAATGAAATAAATTCATACTCTGGTCATCTATATTTAAACCATAGAAATATGGATGGAACCAAAAATATTATAATGTGTGGTAATGGCGGAGACGTTGTAATAGGTGGTACTACTACACCAGCTCAAAAACTACATGTGTTAGGTGGTATTTCATCTACTGAAAAAATATACGCAGCCGGTGGTTTCTTCAAAGAATCTGATGCTAGATTAAAATCAGATATTAAACCTTTAGACTATACTTTAGAACAGATATGCGCTATACCTACTGTATCATTTATAATGAATGATTAGAAGCAAATAGGTACTATAGCATAGAACTTAGAGAAATTGGGTTTTGAGAATATAGTAACTGAAGGCGATACTCTTAAATCTGAAGTAAATAATCCTGAACAGTTTGAATCATTCACTAAAGATGGTGAAGAGTATGTTAAGGTTAAGAAGGTAGAGTATGAAATGTTAGGTGTATTAGCTATTGAAGGAGTTAAGATGCTTAAGGATGAGATTGAAAAGCTTAAAGCTGAAATAGAAACTTTAAAGAATAAGCAGCATGAGTAATGAAATAGCAACATATTCTATGATATTAAGTAAGCTTAGTCTAGGTAAGAGTGGGACAGAATGTCCTACTAAGACCTAGATTTTAGCTATTAATTCATTAATCGTTATTGATAATGCTTCTACTTATGGAGCTAACGAATGTGTAAAGATAGATGATATACGTAAGAAAGCAGAGACTTGGAATTACTACTTAACAGTATCACCTACTAGTATGTCATTTGGAGCTAGTGGTGGTTCAGGTAGTGTAACTATTACTTCATATAAGACAGTAGGTAGTAGTACTTATGATGTAGATTATAGTATAGATAGTAGTACATTACCTTCATGGGCTTCATTTAACAAGAGTACTTCTACGTTTACTATACAATCTACTACTAGTACTACTGGTAGAACAGCAAAAGTATATTTTGATTAGGATGAATCTGGTAAACGAGATTATACCGAATTAACTCAAACAGGGTATACTCCACCTGCAGATAATTATGTATTTACTTGGGAAGATGGTAGTACCTCAGATGTTAGCGCAAGCTTCCCGTGGGATTTCTCTGCTAATGGAACTGCAGCTAATATACCAGTAGTATCTACTAAGAATGGTAGTAGTCAATCTTGGAGTGTGTCTAATAAACCTAGCTGGATAACTACTTCTGCTACTAGTAGTAAAGTTACTATCAGTGCATCCGATAATAGTGGATCTGCAAGAAGTGGAGAAGTAGTGTTAACCTAGAGTGGTTCTGGTAAAACACTTACTGTTAATGTTAGTCAAGATGCATACGTAGCAGATACGTATGTATTTACAATAACACCAAATACATATGATGCTCCATATGGTAGTGCCTCTTTCATACCAAGAACAGTATCTACTAAGAATGGTAGTAATATAGGCTATAGTTTAACTTCTGGTGGTACTGATTGGGTAGTTGTATCTACAACTGGAAAAATAACTGTAGAGATACTGAAAAACACTACTTCTAGTACTAGAAGTACTACTCTAGTATTTACATAGAATGAATCTGGTAAGACTCAATCTATAGAGATAACTCAAAGCGGTGATACTCCTACATATACGTTTAACGTAACTCCAACGAATTTAAGTGTAACTGCAGCAGAAACTAATGAGACTCTTACAGTGCAATCTTATAAGACTGTACTTAAAAGCGACGGTAGTGAAACTACAGAATCTCTAGATTATGAATTCTCGTCAAATAATTCTTGGGTTGCTGCTGCGAGAACTACAACCAACACTACGTATATAACTGTAGCAGAGAATGAAACAACAACTTAGAGAACTGCTAAGATTACTTTAACTCAAGCAGAGAGTGGTGCTCAAGCATTTGTAAATGTTATTCAAGATGGGAAAGCAGAGGAAGTAGTTAATAAATTAACTTTGAATAGTCGTACGTATGATAATGGTTATTTATTCCTTTCAGGTACGACACCAGTAGAATCTAATGTTTAGAGCTACTTCATGTTCATAGCAGATGCTACTCTTAATTGGTATGCAAGTCTTGGTATAACAGTTAATGGAGGAACTGCATACGCCGGTAATCTAGTAAATATATATGTATATTCGAGCGGTAGCTATAAGTTAGTAAAGTCATTTTAGTTGCAATTAGGAGAACAGACAGTTACCTACTAATGAATCCATACTTAGCACATATGACAGATAGAGAATTGTTGGAGCAGATATATCTTCTGCTCCTTCAAATCAACGTAAAGGTAAGTGAGATAGATAATGATACTAAACAATTTGGTATGAACGTAGCAGCCAATCTGGTTGGTGATGCTCTAATTGCAAATAACAATGATGCCTAGAGAAGAAATAATTAAACAGCTTAAACCTTACTTTGATGTAAAGGAATTAGTATGTAATCACATATATAGTAGATTTGGAGAACAATCATGGATGTTCTTAAGTACTTAGTTACTACATGTATTACTATGTCTACGTACAGATATACTACGTATGCCAATGCATATTAATATTGGTAACATGCATCAAAGAGGTATGCGTTGTAACCTGTGTCCTTTAGTAAAGAGTAAGAAAAGTGTATATGTTAGCGGTCACACGACTGGTAACGCAATTGACTTTACTTGTGATGATAAGACTGCAGAAGAAATAAGAGAAATGATAAAGGCTAAACCTTTGTTATTACCGTGTAAAATACGTTTAGAGGATGGTGTATCATGGGTTCATATCGATGTATATGATGATGGAACAGAAGATAAAATAACAACATTTAAAGCATAACATATGTTACAGAGAGAGATAGTTAGATTTAGAGCATCAGATACGCAGCCTAATCCTCTAGAAGTAGATTATTGGATTGACGTTACTTCTAACTACTATGGTGGTTGTATTAGATATTATCGTAATGATACTAATACATGGGAGATGCTAGATCTGAATGATAAGCAAGTAGATGCTATCATTGATTATATTAATAAGGCTCTTGACTAGATAGAACAGTTTATTAATGAAGCTATAACTGAAATCAGAAATGAATTAGCTGAGTTTAAAGATGAACTTAAAGAGGAAGTTAATAAACTGTGGTAGTATATTAATCAGAAAGTAGAAGAGTTAACTACTCAGATTAACAATATTAGAAATGAGATTAATGATATCAAAGGCGATGTTAATAATATCAAGTAGGATATTACAAATATTAATAACAACATTGATGATATAAATCAAGATATTACTAATATCAATTCTAATTTAGATAGTAAGATTGACCAATAGATTAGTGATTTAAGAAGCTATGTAAATAGTGAGATTATTAAAGCTAAGAATGAACTTAAGACTTACGTAGATGGTAAAGTTACTGATCTTACTGAGTTAATTAATCAAGAGACTGAGAATAGAACTAATGCAGATAATAATTTGCAATCTCAGATTAATGAGCTTAAACAATTGATTACTAATGCATAGAATGCTATTGATACTCATGCTGCTAGAAGAGATAATCCTCATGTAGTTACTAGAGCTCAATTGTCATTAGCTACTACTGATAGTGTTGTATTTAATAAAGTAAGTGCTCCTAGTGGGTTCTTTAAAGAGTAATAGTTATGAATAAATGTGACGGTATAAAGATATTGGAGCTGGATCCTAAGCGCATACTAGAAGGAAACGAATACATGGTAATAGCAGAGAAGGATTAGAACTTTAAAGCTCCTATTAACTAGATTGTTGATTTAGTAGTTAGTGATGATAGACTTAAGAACTACATAGATACTACTATAGAATCTTCAATAGGTGATTTCAAAAATGAAGTTAATCAAAGTATATCTGAACTTACTAGTAAAATAAATAATCTAGATAGTAAGATAACTACTGTTAACAACAGAATTACTAATCTAGAATCTAGTATAGATGATATTGAACAGAGTATAACTAGTATCAATAATAAGATTACTAATATTGAAAATAATCTTGGTAATGTTGGTGAATTACTTGATGAAGAGTACATTACTCAGTTAATAAACAAACTGATTAGTGAGAATAAGATATCTGTGTTAGACCCCGTACAGCAAGCAATGAACAAGGGTACTGGTGTTACTCTAGCATTACCTAGTGCTAATAGTGGTAAGATATCATTACCTATATGGACAGGTACTGAAGCTGAATATAATCAGCTTACTAAAGTAGCTGGTATGACTTATAATATTATTGATGAGGAGAGTGAGTAATGTTAGAGTTAGGTATAGCAGGGGGACGAGCAGTTCCCCTACAAAAGAGAACTATAGGCAATACTAATATATCTGATGTATTTGATGGTCAGAGTCACATATGGCCTACCAGAGATGATGTAGCTTACTTTTATGATTTTAATAGTATATAGTTGAGATTCATATGGTCTACATCTAACGGTAGAGACTTTGATACTGGTACTAACATTACTAATGCTCCAGGTATACCTAGTGAGATCGTAGGATGGAGGTGGGGTTCGTCTGAGAATAGAACTCAACCGTTTCTATACTGGGGAGGTGATAATACTCAATCTGGAGCAGAATGTGTAATGGTAGACATTAAATCAGTTCAAGATGTATATACTAATGACCCTAGTTTAACTATGCCAGAATAGTTAATTGTATAGCTTAGAGGAAACTGGTATGGTACAAAAGAAGATGGTATTGTAACTGTTGAATGTACTGCTTACAAAGGTGGAGTAATAGTAAAAGCCTATCAGATGAGTGGTGCCGATGTGGGAGTACCTACTCAATCATTTGTATTCGCTGATAAAGATGGTTGGGTGTCCGAAGAAGGTATGTCTAAGAAAATATGGGTTGGTGAAGCCGTTAATTACAATGGTAGATGGTATAAGATTAACCAAGTAGACGATAGTGTAGAAGGTATGCCTAATCTAATTATACAAAGAGATCTTTAGTATAAAGGTCATTTAGTACCTTCTGTTAATGGCTATATTACAGTAGATGATAAGTAGTATAAAGTATGGAACTAGCAAACAAACATAAATGGGGTTATAATTCCGTAGGCTAGTTCTAAATGTATTAATACTAACACTATGACTGAAGAAGGAATTATTAAAGTAATTGCTATGAATGAGAATGGCACTATATACAACGATAGTATAAGTACTGCATTCAGATATGGATATGTAGCGGGTAATAGTGAAAAGAGAGGTCAGCAGTTTATTAGGAGTTATATAAGCAGTAGAGACGGTTAGGCAGCAGATGAGGAATTTGCTGTAGTTAATTACTTTGATAAGACTGAAGCTGGTCAAGTTGTAGCATTAAATCCAATAACATAATGAAAACAATATTGTATATTTCAATAATGAATATACGAGATAGAAAGAATACGATACTCCAGAACAGGAGATTATTTAATTATTAAATATTTGCAAATATGGTTAAACAAGAAAATCCTAATTTCATAGCATCTAAGTATGCTCCAAATCCTAAAGAGGTTTCTTATTGGATTGACTTAGCAACAGACAGTACTGGTAATGTTATTAAGTCATATAGTCCTGATCTTAAGAAATGGATACCACTGAATAGAGATGCTAATGTAGACCAATGGACTCACATTAAAGAGATTGTACAATCTGTTGGTTTAAACTATGATAAGAATAGTGACATTATATCTTTGCCTGATAATAGTAGCAATAACTACTTTAAAGGTACTAGTATAGTAGATGCTATTAATAAAGGTGATGCTGCTGTAAAAGCTCAAGTAGATAGACTGGATACTAAGATTGATGATGTGAATGAAGACTTACAGGACTTCAAAGCATTGAAAGGTCAACCTAATGGTCTTGCTGAACTTGATGGTAATGGTAAAGTACCTGCTAGTCAGTTACCTTCATATGTTGATGATGTAATGGATGCATACGCTACTTATACTGTATCTCCTACTGGAGTACTTTAGAATATACAGTTATATGCAGATGCTGAACATGAAACTCCTATAGTAGGTGAAAGAGATAAAATATATGTCAATGTAACTCCTGGGGAAGTAAGTTATCAGTTTAGATGGTCTGGTTCACAATGGGTACACATAGATTCTAATGCTATTATTATTGGTGATATTACTGGTACTGCTTATGATGGTGGTAAGGGTAAAGCTATGGAGAATGTAGTTAACTCTATGCCAGATAATTTATTAAGTACATTCCAGTTAGATCAGACAGATGTTAATAACATTACTATCAGTCTTACTGGAGTAGAAAAGAGCGGAGGTAAATATGTATAGTCTACTTTAGCTGATATTACTATTACTCCTGCTACTAATACTGTCGCTGGTTTAATGACTGGTGCTGAGAAGTTAGCCATTAATGAAACTCTTCCTGATGCAATCAATGATGAAAAAGTTGCAAGAGAGAATGCAGTGAAAGAACTCAAAGCTAAGGATACAGAACTTCAAGGCAATATTGACAGTTTAGAGACAGCTTTAAATCAAGATATTACAGAGCTTAGAAGTACTATACTTAAAGTAAATGATAAGGTAGGTTTAACTGAAGCTAATGAAATGCCTGACTTATCAAGTACTAATTACTTAGCTAGTAGTCCTAGTGCTATAAGTGCAGCTGTTACTTTAGACGAGGAGATTGGTAAGCTTAGTAGAAATGAAAATGAACTGTGGTATGGAGTTAAGTTTGACTTAGCTAATAGTTCTAGTCCTGATGGTGTACGTACTGGTAATATGGAAATGCACAGAACACTTCCTATCCAGAGTAAGATGAGAGGGTGTACTATCAGCAATACAGATAATACTAAGAAATACTTAAAAGCAAACGACTGGACTAAGTGGGAAGATGGTACTACCTCATCTCAAGATAGTAGTGGGGTTGGTGTAGAAGCTTTTGTAGAAATTCCAGAACATTATAGATTACTTATAGCTACCCCAGATAATACAGTTGAAATCCGTATGAGTGAATACAATCTTCCTGGTTATACTAAAGTAGAAAAGAAATATATTGGTGCATATGAGGGAAGTGTAAATCTAGATAGTTCAAGTCATAATAATTTATTAAGAACTCAAGTTCGTAATGCTGCTCCTCTAGTAAGCAAAACCAGAACGGAATTACAAACTATGGCTAGAAACAATAATAGAACTAATAACTGGAATATCTATACTTATGATGCTCACAGAGACCTTACTTGGTTATTCGTAGTAGAATATGCTACATTGAATAGCCAGAAAGCATTTAATGCTAATTTAACTGCAGAAGGTTATCATCAAGGTGGTTTGGGTGATGGAGTAACTTCAGGAACTGTAACTGTAAATGGAGCTACTACTTATTCATTTGTACCTTGCGGTACTACTAATTCATTAGGTAACGGTACTGGTATAATCGAATATACACATACTAATACTAATGCAGAGGGTACGTCTACTGGTACTAAGGTAGTTAATGTTCCTAGATACCGTGGTATTGAGAATCCATTTGGTCATGTGTGGAAGAATGTAATTGATGTAGTAGTTGCTGGTACTGATAATAGTGTATACATCTGCAAAGATTATACTAAGTTTGGTACATTTGAAGGAGGAACCAATCCTACTGCAGAGCAATTAATTGCAGCAGGTTATGAATTACAAGACTTTAAAGAAAGTACAATTACTAGTCAATATGTAAAAAAACTCGTTAATAATAATTAGGCGGATTTGTTCCCAGCTATAGTGGGTAATGGAGCAAGTGCTACAACTTATTATTGTGATTATCACTGGACGAATGCTACAGCTACTCCTAGAACACTTCTCATCGGCGGTCGCTCGGACAATGGGTCTGCTGCGGGTTTGTTCTATTTGTCTTCTAGCGATGGGTTGGACCATTCCTCTGCTTCTGTCGGGACTCGAATTACCTTCTATGGTGAGCCGGCATTACCAGATTCTCCAACTACATTAGAGTTAAATGATGAGGATTATGAACAATTGGATTCTATAGAATCTGAAGAAAACTGGTTTTAATTAACCAATAAAAGGTTGCAGTCGTGAGTAAATCAGCAGTAACTCAGACAATGAGTCTAATGCAGGTTTGTTCAATTTGAATTCTAACAATGAGTTAGACAATTCCAATGCTAATGTCAGGACACTGAAATACGTAAAAAAATTATAAACTGACAAAAAATCAAGGGCTGAACCTTACCTCTTGGTAAAATATGACATGCTTCTTGAACGCATTGGTAACGAAAGTGAAGATGCGTGAAGGTATTTCAGAAAATATTATTTATGAAGAGATATAATAATTTATTCGATAAGATTGTTAGCTTAGACAATTTATATTTAGCAGATAAGAAAGCTAGAAGAAATAAATCTAGTAGAAAAGATATCAAAGAGTTTGACTAGAATAAAGAAGAATTACTTAAAAAACTATAGCAGAATTTAATTAACGGTACGTATAAAACTTCTGAATATAATACATTTATAATTAGAGAACCTAAAGAAAGATTAATATTTAGATTACCTTATTATCCAGATAGAATAGTACATCATGCTGTAATGAATATAATGGAACCTATATGGGTATCTATCTTTATTAAAGATACTTATAGTTGCATTAAACACAGAGGTATTCACGAAGCATTACATAATGTTAAAGAAGCTTTAAAAGATGTAGATAATACTACTTATTGTCTTAAGTTAGATATCAGAAAGTTCTATCCTAGTATAGACCATATAAGGATAAAGAGTATTTACGAGAACTGTTTGAAGAAATGAAATAGTATTTAGATACTTTAAAATTAACTTTCAAAGATAACTATTAGATATTTAAAGTAGAAGACAGAGGTATATCTTTTGTAGGTTATGTAATAAGGCATGACTATACTTTAGTAAGAAAAAATATTAAGCGTAGCATGTGTAGGAAAGCTGCTAGATTAGGCAGAAAGAAAAACATTACAGTAGAAGATTACAAACAAGAAATGTGTAGTCATATAGGTTGGCTTAAGCATTGTAATGGTATTAACTTACTAAAGAAGATATTACGCTATAAAGAGCTATTAGTTTATGCAAGAAGATTTTCAAAATAGAAACCTTAAATAAACCTTATCGTTATATAATTATAATCTCAAACGGAATTTCGAGCCCTCTCAGATTTTACTCCCCTTTTAATCTGTCAGGGCTTATTTGATTTTTATTATCAGCTACTATCTATGAATTACCAACAATTAGGAGAACATACTATGTCAATATTTAAGAACATGTTCAGTAGTGCGGATAAATGCGTAGCTTCTGTTATAACTGGGCTACTTTCTATATTCGCACCTGTATGGGTTCCTATCACTGCTGTCGGTATATTGATACTACTTGATGCTATCTATGGTTATAAAGTCTCTAAAAAATATGGGCATCCTAAGATTGAATCACATAAAGCATGGAAAACTATATGGAAGACTAGAGATGCAGCAGTAGCAATAACTAGTGCATCAATAATAGATTAGCTGGTAGTAACCTCTATTAACTTGCACGCTGTAGAAATAGTAGCAGGAATGATAGCCTTAGTTGAGTTTTGGTCGTTACTAGAATCATTTAACGACTTATATCCTAAATGGAAAATATGGAAAATCCTCAAAAAGGTTATAAAAGCAAAAGGAGAGAAATATTTAGATATATCATTAGATAAAGAATTACCAGATGATTCCAATACTGAATTAGTTAGTTAATTGGTTTACAAGGAATTTCAGAGCAGTCGCAGTAGGTTTAGTTAGTTTACTTATTGCGACTGTTTTTGTTTAGAACCATTAGCTACAGAAAAAGAATAAAGAGATTGACAGAATAACTAACAATATTAGAGCTTACGAGCAATTAGCATCCTAGAAAGAATAGTTAAACCGAGTACTATAGCTTACTATAGAAGAACTAAATACTAGTAATGATAGTTTATTAAAAGAAGCTAAGGATGCTTAGAAAAAGCTTAAAATCAAAGACAAGAACCTAACTGATGTAAATGTAATCAATACTGAGATTAAAGATTCTGTTAGAACTATTATAAAACACAGGCTAATAGATTTTGACGAAGAACTTAAAATTAATCCATTAACAACTATCATAGTTAGTAGAAAGGACTCAATCCTTAAAGCCACATTAGATATTAAGAATCAATAGATTTTGTTTGTAGAAGAGAAAAAAGAATATAAAAACAAATATCGTAATGCTTTCGTTAGGTTCTTCCACTTTGATTGGAAAAAGATACATACCAAAAGATATCAGATAGTTAACAGTAATCCAATAATTAAGGTAACTGATACTCGTGTAATCGAGTTACCTAAACAATAATCAATATATTCAATAATATTAATCAATAATAATATGCATAGAATATTTCGTGTAAAGGCTTACGAAGCAGAACACGGTCCTCACTTCAATGAGGAACATGCCCGTAAAGCTGTAAGTAAAATGGAAAATGAGGATGGTACTCGTGGACCCCATTGGTCTGTAGAAGAAACTACCGCATTAGCTAGTCAATACGGAATAAATCTGGGTAGCAGATTTAATCGTTATGATTGGTTCGTAGCACTTAACATGGTTTATTCTGATTACTATAAGGTAATTATAAGTATGACTAATTCTAATAGCACTAAACATTTTGTTGAATTGGCAAAAGCTTGGATCAATGACAAAGACATTGATGAAGGTAAGATGTGGTATTACTATATTTACGTTATGTGTGATAAGATCAGACAAGCTGAAATGGAATGCTATGAGGAAGAAGTTGAAAAGCGTGAAAAATACGAAGATGACGATGATGACGAATTTGAACGCATAGGCTTATTCCGTAGAGGTGGTAGAAGAGGTGGTATGATGCGTGGTGGTCGTAGAGTATATTCTACTAGCAGAGCTAGAGACTATGAAGACGATTATGAACGTATGCTCGAAAGAGAAAAAGAGTACGAACCTTATTCAGAATATGGACGTGGCAAAGCAGTTCGCTACGTTAGATATTAATAAAATCAATTTTAAATTAAATCAATTATGTTAGAAGATAGAATTATTGTGCAGGATCGCGGTATTGACGCTGGTCTTGCTGCTCTAATGCAAAACGCTAATAAAGGTATGGATCCGGCTGCTTTGATGGCTATGATGAACAACGGTGGTTTCGGTGGAAACGGCGGTTGGTGGTGGATTTGGATCATTTTGATCTTCTTCTGCTGGGGTGGTTTCGGTGGTAATGGTTTCGGCGGACGTAACGCTGGTGCTCTTGCTTCTGAACTGAACAGTGACGCTAACACTAATCTGTTGATGCAGGCTATTAACGGTAACAAAGATGCCATCAATAGCTTAGCTACTACTTTGAATTGTGATATTAATTCTGTTCAGACAGCTCTTAATACTATCAATTCTGGAGTAAGTCAGATCTCTTGCGATACTAAGTTGTCTAGCTGTGAAGTAATCAATGCTATTACTTCTGGTAATGCAAGCTTGGCTTCTCAGTTAGCTAGCTGCTGCTGCAATGTTAGAGAATCTATTAGCGGTGTAAATAACAACATCACTAAGATGGGTTATGAAAATCAGCTGTCTGTATGCAATCAGACTAACACACTGCAGAACGCTATTACTAATGGATTCAATTCTTTAATGGCTGATAATGCATCTAAGTTTAATATTGTAGGTGCTAAGATAGATGCGCAGACTCAAATTATCAATGATAAGTTCTGTCAACTCGAAATGAGAGAAATGCAGAATAAGATCGATGCTTTGCGTGAAGATAAACAAGCTTTACAGTTGTCTGCTTCTCAGCAAGCTCAAACTGCAAACATTGTTAACTAGATTCGTCCCGTTCCGGTTCCTGCTTACTTGACTTGTAATCCTTATGGGTATCAAGGTGGCTTGAATGATTATGGCTACGGCTACGGCTACGGTTATAATAACGGTTGCGGATGCGGTTGCTAATAAGAAAGGAGGCAGCTATGTTTTATCCTTTTTTAAACTACTTTAATAGAGGTAGAGTAAGAACTGTAGATAATTTTGGTATTCCAGTATTGAGAACTAACTATGTTACTACCGATACTACGACTACTTCAGTTACTTATGGTATATGTCCTAAACTGTGGAGACAACTCCCATGCCAAGGTTTATTTATACTGCATGTAACATCTACTCCTGCTAGTGCAGCTACTCCTACGGATTTAGTATTCTTAGATCCTACTAGCTTTACTAATAGATAGATTGATAATACAACTACAGTTATTACATCTACTGGAGCAAAAGCTCTATTAAATGGTTCCGGAGCTCAAATGACAAATAATGAAATTACAACTGGTAACAGATATCTTATATACTATAACAAATGTGACGGAATCTTCCAAGTAATTAATCATATAGTAGTACCGGCTACACCGGCAGCTTAATACAAATTGGGGCTCTAAATGAGCCCCTTAAAACTAACTTATTATGTTATTCAATCAATTAAATATAGGTGATAAAGTATATATAATAGAAGTGGTTGGGACATTCAAAAAGACTACTGAGTATAATGAAGGTTCTGTTACTCAAGTAAGTGCAGTATATGATGAACCACTACCACCGGGGCAATTTCCTATGCCCAATCAGCCTAGAAAGAGAATAGTAGATATAACTATATAGTGCAACGGAGAAACTAAAAAGTTCACTATACCTGAGAATAAATCAGTTATTACTGATAGTGCATTAGGTCTTACTATATCTACAGATAAATAGGAAATTATAAATATAGTACGTAATCAATACGATACGTATAAACAAAGAAAAGAAGCCATAGCCAAATGTGATGAAGAGATGGCTAAATGTTAGGCTCTCCTAGATAAGTTAGGAATAAACGATAAGCCTGCAAAAGAAAACGATGAAATAATAGCTTTACAAAAAGAAGTTAACGAATTAAAAAACATAATAAGGAAAGCTAATTAGATGGTTCCACCACCTATGAAGGAAATGCTCCCTTAGGATATGAAGAATGCTATGGATAAGGTTGGTCAATAAGATCAACCTTTTTTATTTTAAGCCTTTTTAAGACCGCTATTACTTAAATTAAAGGATTGTATTGCTAATAATAGAAAGTGCCTATAACAGCCTTAAAATGCGTTATATGGCTTATAACGTTATTAAAACATAATATATTATGACACTCAATTAGCTTGTAGATAACATTCTACTTATTGCTCGCAATAATAACATTGCAGAGTCTGAGCATTTAAGTAGAATACAAATTGAAAAGTGGATTATAGGTTACAGAGCTATGCTAATAAAGCAAGACATAGATAAGGGCAGAGATATAAATGAATTATATCTTACTACTATAGAACCTATCCATTTAGACCGTGAAGAAACTGTACCAGGTTACTTTACTTATGTAGGAGATAAAGAACTCCCTAAGTTAATAGACTTTAACTATAGACCTGGAGTAATAAATGTACGTGATATGTTTGGTAATATGATTTAGATAGGTAGTCGTACTAAAGCTAAATTATAGAAGTATAGAAAAGCTACGTGTAAAGATTACATTGCGTGGGTTAAGAATAATAGAATATACGTAGATGGTGATTCTAATCAGCTAGAGTATATCAGTGTAGATGTAATAGCTGAAGACCCTACAGAGCTTAATGCTTGCTTTGATCCAGACAACGAGTTTCCTATACCGTCTGCAATGATACCAACTATTACATAGATGATATTAGAGAGAGAATTACGTTTTATGATTACTATGCCTAGTGATGATACCAATGATGCGCATGATGATACATAGAACAGAGTTAGTAATAAATAATTGATATATGAAATATTAGAGAAAGAGTTATACTACTACTGATTTCTATGAGAGCTATAAATAGTACATAGAACCTAATACACCTTATGATATTGATTTATAGACATATAAGAATATTATTAATGACTATTTTTAGTACATTAGGGATGAGGTGATGTACAATTGTAAAGAATTCAAGTTTCCATGTAGATTAGGTACTTTACAAATCATTAAACATTAGCCAAAAGAATTTACAGGCAAGAGTCTTAGATGGGACTGGAAAGCTACAAAAGAAACTGGTAAGCCTGTATACCTACTTAATGACCATAGTAATTATTATAAGTATAGATTCTTTTGGTCAAAGAAAGATAGTTTGCTTACTAATAAAACTAAATATTAGTTTATAGCTTCAAGAGATAACAAGAGAAATTTAGCTCAAATAATATTCAACAAAACAAAAGATTACCCAGAATTATGATAAATAATCGTATGATTAGTTCAGCTTCTGTAGTAGCTAAAGTAATAGCAGATCTCGATTTAAGAGAAGATGAGATACGTATTACAGATATTCGGGAGTGGATTATGGAATCCATACTTAAGATTGGAGCTATATAGCAGTTTGAGCATAAAGTAGAAATACTTCCAATAGAATGCCACCAAGTATCATTACCTTGTGATTTGTATAAATTAGATTAGGTAGCATACTCATATTGTTGTAATGGTGGATGGCTACCTATGAGAAAAGCAACATCCAGTTTTGGTGTATCTCATGATAATCAATGTTGTAGTAAAGCTTGTATGCTAGTGCAGGATGCAGCCATGTTCCCATTAGTTAAGAATATGTTTAATCTTACTAACGATAGAGAAGCATTGGACAAGTTAAATGAAGATAATAATCTTAGAGAAACATTAAGTGCATTAATAAACTAGAATACTGTACCTACAGCAAATGGCAGATATTTAGGTAATAGAATAGGTCATAAAGATGGTACTATGTATAGTTATGATTTACAGTATATGACTAAACCTGGTTATATAATGACTAATGTACCTAGAGGATACATTAAGATATCATATTATGCTATATATACAGATGAAGATAGTATGCCAATGATACCAGATTTAGAGTCTTATAAGGAAGCTATATACTGGTATGTTACTATGAAATTAATGTATCCTAAAAAGTTAAAAGGTCAAATAAGTCAGGGAGATTATTATGATATACGCAACTCTTATAACTTCTATCGTAAGCAAGCATATGCTGAAGCTATGATGCCTACTGTGGATGATTTGGCCTCAGTGTAGAACTCCTGGTTAAAATTATACCCGGAAATAGATGCCCATGATACTTTTTATAGTACAGTAGGAGAACGACAAGATATTTATAATTAGAATAGACCATAATGGAAACAAAGTTTATAAAAGCAAATAGTAAACTTATTCCACGTTATACTTGTGGAATATACGCTATAAAGAATAACTTGAACGGTAGAATGTACATAGGATCCTCTACTAATATAAGAGCTCGTTACGAAGCCCATTATAGAAGTCTACACAACGGTAAAGGAATTAATAAAAAATTACAGCAAGATTTTGATGAAATCGGGTGCGAAAATTTTAATTTTATAATAGTAGAAGAGTGCGCGGATAATATTAGTACTATCAAATATCTTGAATCTAAATATATACATGAATATGGATACTATAATTGTTGTGAGGTAGATGGTAGAAAGATTTATTGCTATGATAGATAGGGTAACTATGTAAGAGAATACGATAGTGTTAGATAGGCTTCTAGAGAGCTTAATGCTTTGCCTGATAATATAAGAGCCTGTTGTGATGGAAGAAAGAAATCATGTTGCGGATTTCAATGGTCCTATACTAAAGCTAATAGAGTAGATGAATACCACGTAAAAGAATATGAGATAAAAAATAAAAGACCGGTAGTACAACTCGATTATGATGGCAATACAATAATAGCTCAATATGATTCTATAAGAGAAGCAAGTAGAGCAACAGGCGTTTCTCGTTAGAGCATCAGTGATTGCTTGAGAAAAAATGCACGGCACAAACACGCAGGAGGATTTACTTGGAGAAGAGTTAAAATTAAGGAGGGACAATATGATAAGTAATACTGCACAAGTTAATACATTTACGGGTGGTCTTAATATGGACTAGGACGTAAATTTGATACCGGATACTCAGTATAGATATGCTGAGGATGTTCGTGTTATCACTAATGATGGAGGAACTACAGGAGTATTACAAAGTATAGAGAACCCTAGAAAATATGATACTATTATACCTAAAGATGAAACAATAATAGGTACTACTACTATAAATGATATTGCGGTAGTAATAACTAAAACATCTGATAACATTAATAAGATATACAGATTAATGGGGTTTGATAGTAATATGCCTCAAATTAAATTAGTATGTAAAGGAGCTCTAGGTTTATGTGAAGATTTATCTAAGAATCCCACACTAAGTATTGTAGGTAACTATGAATCAGACACTAATATAAAAATATACTTTACTGATGGAAACAGTCCTATTAAGATTGTTAATATAATGAGTAATGATTATATAGACAATTCCAATCTTATAGACGAGAATGGAAATATAATTAATCCTGGTTCATTAGAAATAACACCTGTAGTAAGTTTATTACCATTTAAATTCCGTTGGTTATCTGAAGGTAATCTTAAAGCTGGAATGGTAACATATTGTTATCAATTATTTAATGTACACGGCACTGAGACTGTTACTTCTCCAATGAGTGAGTTAATTCACTTAACTAATAGTGTAACTAGTCAAGGTAGTTCTGAATATAAAGGCACTGGTCTAAATAAAGCATCAAATAAATCAGTAATGCTATCTACTGAGTTATCGCTTTAGGACTTTAATAAATTAAGAGTAATTCGTATATTCTACGAACAGAATAACTCTACCCCTACTATTAGTATAGTAGATGAAATAGATATACCCGATGGTCAAACAAGTATACAGTATGTAGATTATGGAGCTACTTTAAGTGATATATCTGTAGAAGAATTTAATGCTATGACTGGTTATCAGTTTATAGCATAGACTCTTGCTAAGATGCAAAATAGACTTTTCGCTGCTAATGTAACAGAGAATACTTGGATACCAGAAGATGAAGATGGTAATGACTATGATGCTAGAGCTTACAGAGCTAATTCAGAAGGGAGTGTGTAGCTATTATCTAGTTTAGATAGTAATAACATTCGTCTGTCTATAACAGATGATGAAGCTATTAAACGTATTCCTGCTACTCATGACTGTATAAATCCATTTAACAATGTAAAATATACAAAGGATGCATCTAATTCACAGAATATATACATATATAATAAGGAAGGTGAACTAGGTGGTTATGGTATCAATATAGAATATTCATTTGTAACTACAGATATAAATCTAAGTAATAAACAAGATAAGTTTAGATTAGACCAATCCTGTAGTATGGATGTACCTACTGTTAGAAATAACACTAGATATATAAACAGAGGTGATAGTAAGATGCCCGAAATACTACAGCCTACTGAAGAGCAGAAGAATAATCCATATATACCTAATTATGCTGATCCGTATATAGCTGCTAATTATAGAGGCTATCAGAGAGATGAAATATATAGATTTGGTATAATATTCTATAATGATAAATCTGTAGCTTCTCCTGTACTCTGGATAGGTGATATTAGAATGCCTCATGCTTCACAAATGCCTCCGTTTAGATATGAAAACAATACTCTTATAGGTAATGCTCTAGGTGTAGAATTCAAAGTAAAGAAGATGCCTGTAGGTGCAGTGAGTTACGAGATAGTTCGTTGTGATAGAACTGAACGTGATAGGACTGTAGTTATGCAAACAGTAGGTAGTTACGTATATGAGTATAGAATTCAAGAGTAGGACAAATATGTAGGATAGGGATCTGAACTAGATAGTAGTTTAGAGATGAGACCTACACCTTTCTTTTGCAGTTTAATTGGTGAACAATTAGCAATATCAACAGGTACAGCTGAAGATATTGGTAATTTCTCTCTTACTATGAGATCAAATGATTATATACGCCTCGTATCTCCAGAGATATGTGTACAAGGTGATGATGTAACTAAGTTATTTGAAGGGAGCGTATATCTAGACAGAATAGGTTCATACTATTCTCCATTTGTAGGTGGAAAGGTAAATGATAGCAAATTTGATGATTTTAAAGACAACTATACTAATGGTAATACTATAGGTAACAGTGTGAGCCGTAGTATATTCGCTGCAGCAGATTATGTTACTCAGATAGATGGTAGAGTATTACAGCAAGATACTGTGCCATATGTAGGTTATGGTAGTAGATGGGGTCTTAATGTATTAGCTGTAGGTTTTCCTTATCAAGATAGTAGAGGTAATAAGGTATACCGTGGAGCCTCAATAGCTAAATACTTTGTTCCAACCTTTGGGCAATCTCAATCTACATCATATATTGAAGATGCTAAATATCCGCCTAACATAGACTATAACATGTATGGGGCTCCAGATGTAGTGGCTAAAAGAATAAATGTTGGTAATAGAACTTATACTAATTACTCTATGTCCGATTTTATTCATAACGATAATCAATCATTACAAGGCCCAGCTGGTCCGTGTATTATAGCTCATGTACCAGAATTATAGAATGTATTCTCTGGATTTAATAGCGTACCTACTAGTAAATATCCAGAACTTCATCCTTTTGATTCTACTAACGCTATTCCTGTATTTAATGTTAAACGTGATGGTAATTCTATATATGGTGGTAATACATTCTCATCTAGACAGAATTCTGTATACATAAGTATAGCAGCACACGATAGCAAGTATGTATTTGGAGGAGATACTTATTTAAGTCTATTAGATTATCCTAATACTATGTTGTTCCAATTGCCTGATGCTAAGGAATGGGATGGTATGAAGAATTACATAGGAGCTTATATACCATTTGAAAGTTCTATTAATATGAATTTATTTCACGGAGATTAGATTCATAGAACAGTAACTAGTTCAAATTTTGCAGACTCTTGGTTACAGTTAGAGCCTACTTAGATGTAGGATATACACGTACAAGATCTTCCTTACTTTGTATATAATTCTGTTTATTCCGCATAGAATACTGGTAAACTATATATACCTAATTCTATGTACGCTGATAAGGATGTTAAATATACTAACAGAATACTAACATCATAGGCTAAAACGAATAATGAAGTAATAGACTAGTGGTCTAAATTCAAAGTAGCTGATTATTTAGATGTAGATAATCAGTGGGGAGATATAACCAATCTAAAAGTATTTAAGGATAGACTGTTCTATTTCCAAGATACTGGAGTAGGAGTAGCTTCTGTCAATGAAAGGTCACTTATTACTGATGATAATGTAAATCAGTTAGTATTAGGTACTGGTGGTATATTAAGTAGATTTGACTATGTAACTACTACTAATGGTTCATCTATTAAGAATGATAAAAGTATAATTAATTCAGATAATGTGTTATACTGGTATGACTATGATAAGAATGAACTGTGTTCTTATACTGGTCAAGTAAGTCAAATATCTAAAGAGAAATAGGTACAATCTTACTTTAATAAAAACATTAAAGAAGATAGGGTTAAAGCTATGTCCTTATTTGATAAGAAGTATAATGAGGTATGGTTTAATGTACTAAATAAACCACTAGTATTTAATGAGTAGTTAGGTAGATTTACATCTTTCTATACATTTAATCCTAAATGGTCGTTACCTATTTCTGATAGAGTAGTAGCAATAAAAGACAATGAACTACATACTTTACATGATACTGGAGTAATAGGGTTAACTCCTTTAGATAGAAAAGCTAAATTAGAAATAGTTATTAATAAGAATGCTCCTTATACTAAAGTATTTGATAATGTTAGATTACAAGGAGAGTTTAGAGATGGTAATCAAGAGTCTATTAAGGACGATATCATAGATTATATGAAATTCAGTACTAAACATCAAGAAGCTATTAGAGAACATACTGAAGAAGAGCTTGATGAAGAAGGAAGTATCATTACTCCTGAATAGCATATAATAACTGATTATAGAGAAGATACGTTTAGATTCCCAGTACCTAGAGCAGATAAGAATGAAGACGAGTTATCACTACCTGCTAGACTGAGGGGTAAGTATATGATCTGTGATTATGAGTTAGATTCTGATATAGATCATACTTTTGAAATACCGTAGATTACAACAACATATAGAAATTCATTAATTTAATATGAAAAGTAAAAAGAAAACAAAAGTACCAGCATATGCATTTGGAACTCAATTTAAAGAAATTGGGAGCAATATGCTTGAAGATGCTCCTGATGTACTAAATACTCTAATGACACCATTTTAGAAATCTAATGCTACTACAGGAGGACAAGCTGTGGCACAGTCTATAGGTGATATAACTAGTGGTGCAGCTACTGGTTTTAAGGTTGCTGGTCCAGTCGGTGCTGCGGTAGGTGCAGGTATAGGTTTAATAGGTAGATCCGGTGAACAAGCTAGAATGACTTCATTTACGGATTATGATGAAGGTAGTCTTGGTAGTGGTCTAATTGGAGCATTCGGTAATAGAAGATTACGTAGAAAGAGAGCAGCAATTAAGAAGAATGCTTATAGTAATAGAGCTGCTGTACAAGGTACTAATTACCTACAAAGTGAAGCGTATGATGATATGATAGGGATGAATACAGATACTATGGCTAATGGAGGAGTGTCTTCCTCTTTAGCTTACGTAGATGATGGTGAATTAATATAGACTCCCGATGGAAGTATAAGTAAAGTACCAGAGAATAACAAACCTACTGATAGTAATTTAGTTAGTTTACCTGAAGGTAGTAGAGTACTAAGTGATAAACTTAAAGTACCTGGTAGAAAAGAAACATTTGCACAACTTGGTGAGAAAATGATGGCAAAGAAGAAAAGTAAATATAATGACAGATTTGCAGAGAATGCAGCAAAACTAAATGAAATGAATAATAATATGATTCATGATTAGTTATTTGCTATGCAGGAATCTGTTAAACAAAGTAAAGGTATTAAACCTAAAACTAAGTAGATACAAGCTGCTGCTTTAGGCGATGAAATTAAACCTGGTTTAGGAGATAGAATAGTAGATGCTATCTATAATCCTAATCGTAAATGGGGAGCTAGTGTACAGTGGGGAACTGGCAATAATCAATGGTATCATGTACCTGTTAAGCCTAGTAATACTCAAACTGCATCAACTACAACTCCTACAAGTGTTAGTAGTACTTCAGTTAAAAGACATAGAACCACTCCTTCTACAAGTACAGGATTAATTGATGAAGGCAAACCAGAATTACCGTTTACTTGGTATGGTACAGTTAACCCGTTAAAACCAAAACATCCAGAACTATTAACTGCTACTAATGATGAAATGGCAGGTTTAGGAGATGCTCTTACTTCTCAAGCAGATAAGGTTACCACTTTACCTAAAAGTAATGCTTATAGCAAACCTAAGCCTGAAAATAATAAATTTGATTGGGGTTCTGCTTTGTCAGGTATGGCTTCTTTAGCACCTATTATGTCTAATCTATTTACTGGTAGACCTGAAACAGTTGATGCAGTATATAACCCATATGCTACTAGCATTACTAATACTATGCGTAGACGTAGATATGATATTAATCCTGCTATTGAAGATTTAAATCGTAATAGAGCTACTAGTAATTATAATGCTAGCCAAATTAATACTAATACAGGAGCTAACTTAGCTTATAGATTACAATCAGCTGTTAATACTGATAGAGCTATAGCTAGTTTAAGATCTCAAGAAAGTAACACTAATAATCAATACTTAGGTGATTATGCCAATACTATGAATAGTTTAGGACAGCAATGGGTTAATGCTACAAATATAGCTAACGAGGCTAATGCTCAAAACAGAGATACTACTAGAAACATACGTAGAGCTGGTTTAAGTCAGTTAAGTCAATGGGCTCAGAATAGAGAATTGATGCGTAATCAGAAAGCTAGAGATATGGAAATGTGGCCTCTATATCAAAGATTCTTGCAAGCTGGTTTTACTGAAGATGATCTCAGAGCTATGATGAATTCTAACCGTAATACAATAAGTAGAAAAGGAGGTAAATGATGCAAGCTAATAGATATGATAGAGCTGCAGAAGCTCCTATAATGAATACCTATGTACCAATTAATTTTGGCGAATTGTATAGAATAGGTTAGGCACAAAGACAAGCTGTTGAACAAGCTGCTAATGAATTTACTAATACTGTTAGTAAGTTTGGAGAATTTCAATCTCCTTCTGCTGTAGATACTTAGAGATACTACGAGAACTCTTTAGGAAAGATAAGAGACTTAATAGACGAAGCTGCTACTAATCCGGATGCTATGAAGGATGCTAACTTTAGAGCTAGATTGAATTCTCGTATCGCTAATCTTGATTACGCTACTCTTAGTAATTTAAGACAAAGTAGAGAAGGAATGCTAGCAAGACAAAAAGCTAATTAGGAATTAATGATAAAAGGTATGTATAATCCTCTTTGGCATGACGTAGATTTCACTAACTATGACACAGTAGATAGTGGAATATTTAACGATATTGCTCCTCTTGCTTATAAATCTGAAGTAGACTTAGTAAGACCATATGTGGATAACTTGAAAGCTAGTTTCATGGGAGTTAAAGATGGATGGATTCATCAAGGAGTTTCTACTGATAGAACAGACTATGAAATTCAAAGGAATTTATCTAGTATATAGAATACTCCAGAATATCAAAAGCATTTAGAAGTATTATAGAGACAAGGTCTTAGTAGACAGAATGCTGAAGAACAGCTTAATAGAACACTCATTACTGCAGGTAGAGAATTTGCTTACGATTAGGCTCAAAGAGATCCATGGTGGATAGAAAGCGCCAAGATACAAGCTAGAGCTGCAGCTGCCGCTAAAAATAATCCTAATAACTTACTTAATCTTACAGAACAAGTTCATATGGATTCTAGACGTAGAATATACGAAAATTTTACAGATATGACTCCAGAAGAAATGAATGCTGTAACTAGACATGGTATAAATGTATTATCAAAAGATAGACGAGATGCTGTGTTAAAATAGTTAGACCCTAGTGTAATGCAAGATAAATTGCGTAATAGTTTTGAATCCGTGTACTCTCATACTAGAAGTAGAAATGCAGCTATAGATTATGTAATAAATGCTTTCTCTTCTCCATTAGATCCAGATACTGCTATAGATATATATGGTAAATATGGTACTACTGGTAAAAAAGATAGTAATGGTAATTACATTGGAAAGAAATCTAGTGACTTTATATTACAAGATGAATTAGCATTTAGTATGCTCGGAGATGTTAATTAGTTAGGCACACAAACTGCAAGAAATGCCATATTTACAGATATGTGGAATAATGGAGAATTTAATAATTTTATTATATCTCCTGAAACTAAACAGGTAACTGACGGTGGTCAAACTTATCAAACTAAATATGCATTTATTCCGTTAAATCAATTTAATAAAGATAAATTCTTTACTTCATCTGGTAAAGATGATGATGAAAACACTAGATCTTTATATGATGCGGTTAAAGAAGCAGGATTAGAAGTAGTAACTTTGAATAATAGTGATACTAGTGGGTCTGTAGTAGTAAGATTAGATAATAGAGATAATATAGATAGTAAGTCTATTACTACTAAGAATGATACTGAATACGTTATGGTACCTGTGGCTACTGTAATACCTAGCTCTGGTTAGGCAGCAGTTGCCGCTGATATATAGTTCCAAAATTCTAGAAAAGTTGGTACTGACGTAAATGTAATGTAGAATATTCGCTCAGAAAGTATGAGATTCCCTTATAGTAACATAGACGACGATAATGAATAATTAATATGGATAGAACAAGTTTAAGTCATAATAGAATAAACTATAAAAGAACTGCCCCCGATTTCTCTGAATCGGGGATTAGCTCTTTAAATACGTTTGATGTTGGTTAGACTGGCACTAGAGCAGTTAGAAATGAAGCTTGGAATCAGTTAGAAGAAGAACTTAATTATAATATACAAGATTACGATACTTCATTTCAAGAGCAACCTACATATACTGAAGATGCTAATAAAAAATTACCAGGAGTAGGTTCATCGTATGATTTTGCTTCTGATTTGAGTAAAGCGATAATAGGATTATTTTCTGATGATTATAAGGGAGAAAATGGAGATGATTCTAATTATATAGAACAAGCAGTAAATATAAATGTACGTGATGCGTTATCTATAAATGTTCAAGCTAGAGTAAACGAACTAAGAGAGACCGAAGGTAAATGGATACCAGAAATAGAAGTGGCAAAACGTTACTTAGAACAGAAAACATTATTAGGAGAATTATCTATAGATGGTCCAGATTACTTTAAAGTAATGTCTGAGGTACAGGAACTTGAGAAGCAAGTAAAAGAAGCTGCTAAAACTAATCCGTATATAAGAGATATATTCTACGGTTAGGCTGTAGAGCCTGCGTTTACGCATCCTGGTCAATTATATCCTAAGGCTGTATCTAGAGATGTTATGAATTCTATATTGTAGAATAATAGAAATCAATATATTATTGACTTATCTTGGAATTAGACTAATAATGAATTAAATGATAGACTAACTGCGGCAGCTAAATTATCTAACAAACTAGATAGATTGAACAAGAATTTAGAGGATGCTAATGTGGCACTATTTGAAAAGGAGTCTGAAATTAAAGCTAAGCAGAAAGCTCTAAAAACAAAGCATATGTTGCATGATCCTCTACTTGGAATAGTACCTTTGGGGATTACTTATGATCCAGATGAAATTGATCCTGCTTTTGATAAATAGAGGTAGGAAGTAGAGGTTTCTTTATTTGATCCTAGCACATATAAGTATGGATTAACACATCTTGGTAGCAGTTTGTCAGAATTGCAAGCTATGGGAGCCACTATGGCTACAGCTCATCTTGTTAAGTGGGGTGGTAGAGCATCTAAACATCCTGGTCTTTGGGCATTAGGAGAAACTGGAGTCAATCTACTTAGTACAGCCTACTTTAGACATAAAGAAACTGCTGCAGAAGTACTATCGTCATATACACAAAAATTATTAGAGAACTCTGATAAGTTTGACATTAATAAAGTTATGAAAGATTATGAGTTTGGATTGGAATCCAGAGGATATGATGTATCCTCCATGGATGACCTTGAAAAGCTTCAATTTGGATTAGCATATAATATTCAAACTAGTGATTAGAACTATAATAAGTTTGCTAAAGATGCTAGAGTTGGTCTTACTGAAATAGAACAAGGTAATAACGCTCTAGCGCTTAGCGATTACCTGTAGAACTTTGGTTTATCTTATACTGGAAAAATAGTAAATAATACTATAGGAGCTAAAGCTATAGCTAAGGGTATAGGTACTGCAGCTATGAAAAATGCTAGAACTAGAAAATTAATAGAAGCAGCAAAAAATAGAACAAATAAGATTGCAGACAGAGTTTTCGATAACCCAATGTAGAAAGTAGCAACTAAGAGAGCTCTAGAGTCTATAGCTAACTTTACTTTACATACTGGAAAACGAGCTATATCTGAAGGAATTGAGGAAGGACAACAGTCTATATTCCAAAAAAGATATTCAGATATACCTGTAGATGGTACATAGGTAGAATCTCCATATAGTTTCTTAGACGGTGTAATTCAATCTGGTACGGCTGCTGTTGAAGCTACACTAGCATATAACGGCTTACATTGGAATGATATGTATAATACCGATGATCAGTTGCGAAAAGCAATGAGTATTGGTAGCTTTATTGGTGCTCTCATGGGAGCTGGACCTGATATATAGCAAATCAATAGAACTAGAAAACAGATTGAATCTGATTTAAGCATCTAGGAACTTTCTGCTAGAAACCTTGATAGAGTAGATAGAAGCTTCAAAGTAGCACAATTTTTAGATTCTTATCGTAACGGGAATACTCCTGAATACTTACGTAACAGTATAGAAGAATTAAAGAGATATAAAGGTACAGATGTTACTGATAAGATGATTGACGAGGATATAGAAACTTCTCGTATAGTATATGGTATATATAAGAACAAAGATATAGATAATAATCTAAAAGAACTGGGAATAAATCGTAAGTCTGGTAAAGATTTCGAGATGTTCGTACAAAATCATGTAGAATTAATTAATGGTTTTAACGAAGCTTCTGAATTGTCTGACTTATCAGATAAGAAAGTAACAGAAAAAATAGAACAGATATTTAATGAAAGTATTGATTCTCCGTTAAATAGATTCATTCAACAGTAGTATGAGAGTTATACTAACGGTTTGGCTGAAGGTTAGACAGCAATACAATTATCTGAGTTTAGAGCTCCTATTATTAACTCTATTGTTACTAGGGCTACTAGCAGAGTATTGGATAGATTAAATAAAGATCTTAACCAGCGTAAAAAAACTCTCGAAGAAATCAAAACTGAATATGGAATAGATATATCTAAACAAGGTATAAATGGTTTATAGGAATTTATAAAAAAACGTTAGAGAGAGATCAAAGATTCGCTTAGTAAATTAGATAATACTTTATTTAAGGGAACATTTAATACTCTACAAGATCCTGCTAATATTGAGGAATTAGAAAACGTATTGGCTCCATCTATACTTAATGCAGGAATAATAAATATCATATCTACAAAATTAAATACATATAATACCGGTAGATTATCTATATCTAATAGATACTTAGTAGAAAGAAAACCTTTATGGAGCACTCTTGATGATTCTGAAAAATAGTCTGTATTAACTGAGTATGCAGAGAAATATAAAGAGGATCATCAGACTCAAGAAGAACCTACTAGAAGGCAACTGATAAGTTATTATAATCATAAGATTAACTAGAGTTGGAGTGATATAGAAAATAGTGCTAATGTGGAAGCTAACGAACGTACATTAGCTAATGCTATATTTAGAGAAGACTTACGTAATACTAGAAAATCTTTATAGCAAGCCCAAGTAGAAAATTAGGAAGAGTTTGACACTCCTATAGATAGTCAACCTGTTTCAACAGAGGAATCATCAAATAAAACATAGGTAGAACCAGATAATAATCAGGGTGACGATACGAAAGAAACATCCTAGGAATCCGCGCATACTGTAGATAGTATATCAGATGATACTGATAGGGGCTCTGTAAACACCCCAGTTGATGAAATTGCTACTAATAGTTCAGAAGAACAAGTGGATGAGGTAACTGATAATACTGGAGATACTGGAGAAGTTAGCGATATTGACGCTATGCTAGATGAAGTATCTGATAAAGAATATGTAGAGGATAATGATGTAACAGAAATAACGTAGAGTTCCGCTAACGATTAGGATAGAGCTGCCACTGACAACGTAGATAGTAATACCTTAGAGATAGATGAGTTAAAAGCTAAGTATGACACTATTGAAGACGGTGGACCTATTGCAGATATAGGTAATGTTGAAGATTCTGATATGGCTTCTACTGAAACTATTACTGATACAGAAGAAGAGGTATAGTCTGAATAGTCTACATATAATACTAAGCGCTAGGAACCAATCAGTCCAAAGTAGATAAATCCTACTATTAATCTTACACCAGAATCATTTGACGGATCTACTGATGAAATTGTAGAAGTTCCTTTAGAGACTTAGGATGATATAATATATACAGACGGAACCGATACTTGGGTAGGTAATGAAGATCCGTCTTTAGGGTCTCCGGTAAGTGATGAAGAGATAGAAATGCAAGGGTAGTTTGAGTAGGTAGATGCCGTAGACATGGCTACTACTCAAGAAGCTGCAAATTATTTGGGTTAGACAGATAAATCTCCTGGTTTAGATACTAAGAAAAAAGTAGAAACCAATAGAATACATTCTACTTTCTTTTATGCTTTTAATTCTACAGAAGTAATGCCTATTGAAGCTAATGGTAAACCTGTACAATTTGATGGAGAGCGTAGACCAGGAATAGAATTAGCATCTAAATTAGCTATACCGGGTTGGTTATCCAAATAGAAGGCCTATTATATAGTTACAGATAATAAGGAGACTCGAAAATCTGAAAGAGATGCTGCAGATAGAATGGCGGGATATTCTACATTTAATTATCGAAGAAACTACGGAAGATGGTAAGAAATTAATATACAATCTAGCTTTATATCAACCAGATAAAGCTAGAGCTAAAATGCGTAATTGGAACGTAAGCAGCTCTAAGACTAATAGTGAAATAAATAAACTTAGACAATTACGTAAGAGTATTATAGATAAATATATTAAAACATACTCTCCTGACTATTTTGTAGACAAATCTGCTACTTTACCCCAAGTGGCTCCCAAAGGTATAATCCCAGTCAACTTAAGACAAAGCAATGGGTCTATTAATAGTTAGGCGTCTGAAGGTAAAAGACCTGTATATAGATCTCTTACCGAAGTGTAGGAATTTGGTTTAAGTTCAGATCCTATATAGATGTCTAATCAGATATTAAACGGAGAAGTAGAATTTGGATATGGTAAAGGCCCATTCCCAATGGACCCTGCTGATAGATTTACTATAGTAAATTTTGATCAAGTAACAAAAGCATCTGCTCAAGGGGTTGGGTATGCAGGTAAAATATACATAATACCTAAAGTAGACAATACTCCTTCTTAGAGAAGTAGTGCTCCAATAATGTTAGCAGAAAAGAGACATTTCATATAGGGAGGATCTAAGAACCTAATAACTTCTTATACTCCAGATGGTAAAGCTAAATATGACGATAACGGTAAACGTGTTCCGCTTAGCACTGCAGAATTATTATTTAGATTAGTTACTTAGACGTTACCTGTATCTAACAATCCTGAATTCTTAGATATATTAGATATCTTAGTAAACTATGGTCCTAGTACTGTAGCAGTAGGAGATAATCGTGTAGAAAAATTATCTTTCTATATTCGTAAGACATTTCATTACTATACCAATACTAAGGGTAGTTTCTTGATGTATGCATCTAGGACACCAGAAGGGTCTTACATGTTAAAATATCTGAAAATAAAAAATACTAATGGTAAAGTGGTATTTACAGATCAACAAGCTTACGATGTAATCAGACAAATATCAAATAATCTGCACTGGAATACTGATAAAGAAGCTATGATGGACCCTATTTCGGATAATATCGTAAATGCTGCTATTGATTATATGAATAAGTATAATACTGATTATTACCGTGTATTAAATTGTGATGAATTAGTATTTACTATGTAGGATTTAAATCTTACAAGAGGAACCGATGGTAAGGTAGTTCGTAATGGTAATACTCCAATACTGATGTCTTGGATGATAAACCATCAGGTGCTTAAAACTGATGTTGGAGATAGAGCTTTTAGAGATCCTTTTGTGTATGCCGATGATGCAGCTGTGGCAGAAACTGCTGAAGTCAGCAATATCGAATAGGTTAAACAATCTACTAATGAGAAAGTTAAACAAGTAACTGCTACTGTAGAACCTAAATATGAGCAACCTAGATAGCCTTCTGACGAAATAGCTACAGAAGAATCTAAAAAAACTGCTACTATAGAACTACCATAGCAAGATAAAGCTCTTACTTATGATGAAACTATTGCTGCAGGTCTTACTCCAAAACAAGGTTATACGTATGTACGTAAAGCAGATGGTAAATATGTTATATTACCCAATAATAGTAGAGTATTATAGAAGATGTTGGGTAATAAAGGCGTATTCTCCACAGTAAGAGGAGAAGGCACCTTAGATATTGCTGCTGCTAAAAAATGGTTACATGATACTTTGGGTATAGATCCGGATGATGTAATGGTAACTAATGCTGCTATGAGAGCTATTAATACTCCATCAGCGTATGGTTTATTACAATCTGTATTTGATCGTATACACGATGAATTTGTAGCTAGAGTAGTTCTATCTACTAAAGGTGGAGCAGGAGTAGAATATCATGAGGCATGGCATTACGTATCTTTGTTGTTATTAACTCCTGCATAGAGGGATTAGATATACTCAGATTATGTAAAAAGAAATCCTGAGTATTCTAATAGCACTAAATCGGAAATAGAAGAGCAATTAGCAGAAGAATTTAAAGCATACATGCTTAAAGAAGTAAATCCAACCTGGACTTACAGAATAAAAAAATTCTTTAAAGCTATGTGGGACTTAGTAATGGCATTTGCAGGAAAGGAACTTAGCCTACAAAATCAAGTGTTCAATCAAATACGAAAAGGCAATTTTAAGAATGCACAGTTAGATCAAGATACTCTCGAGGAATTTAATAAGAAATATGATGTTGGTATCGGCTATTATGCTCCAGGTATAAGTAATAAGGAATAGGAAAATATGCCTCACATAGCTAACGCTAATACTCTATACAACATAGTAGAGACTTTAAGTAACACAGCATTGTCTATACTTAATATTAGAAGTATGGAAGACATACAAAATTTAAAGTTAGATGATGTATTTGATAATATTCAGTATCTGTATGATGCTGGAGAATATGATTACAATGAGTCTAAAAAGTAGATGGTGCATGATGTGCTAAGTAATAAAGGTCTATTTGCTAAATAGATTCGTGCGTATTTACAAGAGTTAGGTATTAGAGCTATAGAGCGTGAAGAATCAGAAATAGCTGAGAAAGAAGCTAAAGATTCAGGAGATACTTATGACAATGTATGGGATAGAGCTTCATATGAGATAAGTAAGAAAGCAAATGTAGCATTTAACGCCAAATTATTCTTCTATTCTATTCCTCAATCCAAATTTGTTACAGACGAAAATGGTAATCAAATAGTAGATACTGTAAAAGATAATATATTTGGTTTAGATGTAGCACAATCTTTTGATATTACGTGGAATAAAATATTAGATAATTTATGGTTATCTAACGATTGGCCAGATTTGATAAGAAGAGTAAGAAACTTAGCTAAAGCGGATCCATTCTTTGCTACTTTACTTGATAGAATAGATAATCCTGCATATCCATTACCAGAAAATACAGTTACTCAGTTACTGACTACTATACAAAGTGCAAAAAACAGTATGGATACTGTAGATATATTTGATACTTCTACAGGAACTATACAGAAGAATACTAAAGGAAGAGGAGGAAAAGTATGGACAGTAATGGATAGTAGCAATCTGCGAAAAATAGCCAGATTACCGAGTCAGTGGTCTCAGAACTTTATGTTATCTTCTTTAATCTTTACTGATAAAAATAATAGGTCACGTATAAACACTAATAGATATTCTGAATTAGCTAAATTAGATAAACAGATACTAAGTGATATAGAATAGATACAAAAGCAATTAAATAGTAAGAATGCTGATATACGTAATCAAGGATTAAAATAGTTTGAACAGACTAAGGAAAGATTGTTAAACTTATTAAATGCAATAGGTATACCTTTTGATAGTGAATCTTTGAATTATTTATTGAGAAAAGTAAATACTAACTCTACTAATTACCCTGAATTTTTTGTATTTAGCGCATTATATAAAAACATGCCTGGATCCATTAGTAATTCTATAATGCACAATATTAGGTTAATGAATAATGCAAAGAGTCTAGAAGCTAAATTTAAAAGACAAACTATATCTGCATCTCGTATATTCAATTATAAAAGTCCTAATGCTGTAATTAACTTAATGGCTATAGCTTACGGAGAAATGCATCCAACTCCTGAGGAATTCAGTGTTACTGGAGCAGACGGCAGTTTGTTATATCCTATTACTTAGAATAACTACATGTCTGATTAGCTTAGATGGTTAAATACTAATGCTTATAACAAATTAGATAACATAGCTAGATCTGCATATAGTGCAAATTCTCTTATAGTCAAAACTTTAACTTCTCCCGATAAACCAAAACTTAAACTACACACTCTTATTGCTATTAGAGATAATATAACCAACTCTAGTAGAGATTATTTTGGAATTACTCCATTAGAAGATTATAGAGCTAAACTATTGTTAGTGCATCAAGGTAGATTAATACTACCAACTATGTCCGATAAAAAGACTTGGTATAGTATAGAAGGTATTAAATTACCAAAAGACTTTTTAGGCACTATAAAGTACTCTCCTAATGCGGAAGGTTCTATGGAAGCCACTATAATTCCTCGTAGATTCTCTAATGAAACTCTAGATATATTCTGTAATTACTTCTTAGATGAATATAATGCTATAGTAAAATATTTCGATAGTAAAGAAGATGTAGAAAAAGGTAAATCTAGATTCTATGATAATTATCATGGCAAAATAGGTAAAGATGGAAAGATGGCTCCTGGCGGTAACGGTGGCAGATTCCGTTATTTTAACTAGTTACCTATAAATGGAGCTACAGTTAGTCTTAATCGCATGTTAGATGACGCAGAGAAATCTGGAAATCCTGAGTTAATAACTCAGGCTCTTAATCGCATTAGAACAGAGCTAATAGAAGATAGAGCCTTGCTTAGAGATTCTATGAATACTCTGCTTATAGATAAAGTAGATAAAGAGATAGAACAGGCTATAAAATTAGGAGTAATATCTAGAGATAAAAAAGGCAATTTATAGTATGGTAATTTACCTTCTACTTCTGTATTAGAAGATTAGGAAAACGCTAACCCATTTGCATTCTATGAGACCTTAGTATCACATATACCAGAGGAGTTTAACGCTATTACTCAAAATGATATTATCTATAGTATAATAGCTAATTATGTAACCGGTTATGCTATATCTATAGAGGAAATAGAGAAATGTTTCGTTGGAGATCCTGCATTTTACAAATGGAAATCTGATAAAATTGTAGGAATATTTCAAAGGGACGTTGATAAGATCAAACGTTTATCCTCTGTACTATCTACTGGTACCAATCTTAGAACACATTGGGGAGATAATGATCCTAGAAATAGCACTAAATACACTAGTGCTATATTGTAGGATAATATGATAGGTTCTGAATATCATAGTAGACTCGAGCAAATATTTAAAGCTGATTTAGCTAGAACAATGCTTAAGAAAAATAACCCAAGTTTGACAGATGATGAGTTATTTAAACTTACAGACGATAAGCATTTTGATAATACTATGCAAGATCGTACTAAATTAAGTGTTGAGGATGTCAAGTTTATTGAAAAACAAGCTGTGAAATCAGCAGATCCATATGCTTATGATGATGAAAACAATTCTGGTAATATCAATCAAGCAGATGCTGCTGTATATATCAGACCTGCATTTTATAAGCGTATTATGTAGGCTTTAGGAGAATGGTCTCCAGAAATAGAAGAAGCTTATAATATACTCGAAAGCAATTAGGATGTACTTGGAAATCCCGAATTGTATGCAAAAGCGTTAAGAGCTTCAATCAAACCACTAAAAATGATGTACTTTGGTGACCATTTTGATGAGGTATCAGATATAAATGTACCAGTGTTTGATAAAATGGCGTTATTCCCTATGTTTAAGATATTAGCTAATGCTGATAATAAATATCTGTATGATAGAATGAACAATGAACAACTAGGCACTATTGATATGTTGAAGTTTGAATCTTCAACCAAAGTAGGGTCTACTAGGGATAAGCTTAAAGTATATAAAGATAATAGAAATACTCAGCTCAATATAGAAGCTATTAATTCTCCCTCTACAACTGTTATAAACTAGGATACTGTAGTAGAAAGACTTAATGGAGGTCTTACTACTAAAGTACAAGATATAAAACAACTTAGGTTACAGTTAAATACTGAACCACATGAACATACTGATAGATCATTTGGTACATAGGCAGTAAAAATATGTATTGGTAATGTAGTAGACGATCGCCATTATGGTCATAATAAAGGTCAAAATGTATCTGGAGCTAGGATTAAAAAGGATGTATTTGGTTGTATAAAAGCTTTGTCTACCAAAGGTTACATGAAACTCAAAGGCAGTAACGGAGTAGCCGGTAGATTCTTTGATAAGAATGGTAGAATAAACAATAAAGCGTTATCAAACTATCTTATATAGGAGGCTAAAGGTACTAATATGTCTGCAGAAATTACAGAAGCACTTGCATTAGATAAGAAAGGTAATTTTAGAGCTCCTATTGCATCATTAAGTACTCGTAATTGGATTGAGAGCAAAATAATATCTCTCATCAATAAAGAAGTTATTGACGTTAATACTCCAGGAGGTTCTGCTATTCAAATGGCATCATTTGGATTTAGAGCTAATCAAGTATGGAATGAAGAAACGGCTAGACCTTTTAATGACGGAAATAAGCTTAGTTTTGATCCTGATAAAGGTAGTATGGAGGTTATGTTAAGTACTAATTTCTTCAGAGACGTAGTTCCTTAGGAATATTAGACCGATTATATTACTATGAGAAATTGGTTAATAGAGCATAATGTAATAGGTAACAATTCTAAACCTTATGGTATTGGTTATCGTATCCCTACTCAGGGTTTGTCATCAACATTCTCATTTATAGTAGCAGACGTATTACCTGCTCAAACTGGAGATACTATAGTAGTACCTGATGAGTTTACAGCTATGACTGGATCTGACTTCGATATTGATAAATTGTACATAGCTACTTATTCGTACGATCCTGAAACTAATGAGAGATATACTTGGAATAATGATGCCAAATCATATACGGAGCAGACAGAGGGAGCTTTAATCAATAAGCTATTAGATAGTTATACTTTAATAATTTCAGATAAGAAGACACTAGCAGAAACTAGAGCTTCCATTGATACTCTTACTGGTATTCTTAAAAAAGAGATATTACCATTAGTATAGACTACTGAATTGAAAGAAGCTGAACCTATGTATGAACTTATGCCTTCATTCTAGGAATCTAGAAAAACAGAATACACATCAGGTAAAGCAGGTATTGCTCCTTTTGCATTAAATTCTACAAATCATTGCCTTACTTAGGCTACTCATCTTAGAATGAAATTCTCTGAAGGAGCTAATAAGTACAATTTAAATCAGTTTGATGAAATAACTGGATAGGATGGTTATAAGATACTTGATTGGCTATCTGCTATGATTAATGCTCATGTAGACGTTGCTAAAGACCCTTATATAATTGTATTGAATGTTAATAAGGTCACTTATAATATGGCTAGTTTCTTACTTAGAACTGGTAAAGGTAGAAATACATTTCTATTCTTAGCGCAACCAGCACTAAAAGAGTACGCTAACAGAAAGATTATGAATGAAGGAGTAATTGGAGTTAGCAAGCAGTATGATAACTAGATATTCTCTGATATAAAATAGAAATATTGGGATATGTTAAATAGATTCCCTTTATCGGATACTTATAAAAAGAATATTGAGTAGCTAGTATAGAATGGAAGCGTTGATGCATTTAATCAGTCTAAACTTGCTAGTAGTTTGGAATCTTTCAGAAGTAATGATATTACTCCTCAAGATATAGTACAACAATTATTAGTTATTAAAGCATATCAAGATTTAGCTTCCGATGCTCAAACTATGGCAGATTTAGTCCAAAGATCTTAGATAGATACTAAGAAGTATGGTAATAACTTATCTCAATTATAGAACTTTTATAATTCTTATACTACATTTATAGAGGATAATAAAGAAAAATTCTTTACTGATACAGTAGATACAAATGGGCTAGACGTTTACTTTGGAAATACGTTCTTACATAAGAAGTTGATATATGCTATGGATTTATCAAATAGTATATTGAGATCACAAGTATTTGCAGCTACAAATGGTTATAAAGAGATACTTACTTCTATATTATAGCAAATAAGAGGGGGAAATTATGTTCCTACTAATAATGGTAAATCTATATTATTTAAATATAAAGCTACCAGTAATAAAGAATATGTTGGAGCCATTTCTAATAAAATAGAAAGTATAATTAGAGCTAAAGTAGTAGCTAATAGTACGAATCTTATGTTAACTGATAGTGATATAAATGACGTTTTATTTGGAAAAGATAGCATTGCTCGTAGATTAAACAGTATAAAGAACTATATTAGAGTTAATAAGGATGATATTAATCTAATGACTTTTGTAGATGAATCTGGTAATATTACGAATGAACTACTTAACTATCTACAGGCAGTAACTTCTAATAATAAAAGAAATATAAGTTATATCAATACGTCTACATCTACTATGAATAATTCTAGGTATTATGAGGACAGACTAAGATCAGCATTCTATGACTTACTTACTAGCGAAGATAATGTTATTAAGGAATTTGCTGAAACTTTAGTTAAGTACTCATTCTTAACTAGTTATGATAATAGAACTCCTAATTCATTCTTTAACTTAGTACCTATGTGGTATAAGAGAAAATTAGGATACGTGTCATCTATTGCTGACGCTATTAACAAATTAAATTACGGAGATACTTCTGTAATAAATAGCAATAATACATCTGATTAGGTAGATTCTATATATTTAAGTTTGGTAAGAAACTATTGGAGAGATAATGACATCGTACCTGTATTTGTTAGAAGAGTTAGACGTGATGATGAAGGCGGAGAACGAGTTTCTAATGTGATTAATCTAGCATCTGCAACTAGTAAGACTAGGGTAAATGTTAACACAGTTATAAGTGTGAAAGGAGATTATGACATATCTAGAAACTATAAATTCTTTAAAATAGTAGGTACAGGTAATAATATTGACGTATACCAAAGAATAGGTGATATAGTGAATCTTGATACTGGAAAGACTATTGAAAGAATATATACAGTAGTACCTAAATTGGGATATGATGCTGGTTCTAACTCAATATATGAGTTGTATAAAGAAGGTGATCAACCATCAGCATTTGATACTAATAATTTCACTGATAAAATGTTGGATTAGATAGATAATGTATTTAATCTAATAGATAAGCGAGTTCAGTTATTAAGAGGAAAAGAACCTATTGTATTCGTGAAAGATGATAGTTATCGTTCTATAGATTATTCTAATTATGATAATATAGAAGAAAAAGCTTCTATAGAGTTAGATTAGACAGACAATTACGCTGATTAGGAAATATAGGACAGTAATACTCAAGAATAGGAGATAACGTCATCAGAAGATATATCTTCTGAAGAATTTATAGATAATTCTTCAGATCCATCTGAAATAGATAATATAAATCATATAGATGATACATTATTAGCAGACTTAGATGGAATGGAAACTGACAGTGGAATAGAATTTGAAGATTTAACTCCAGAACCTGAAACTGTTGATGTTACCGAACTCATAACAGAAATCATAGATAGTGTAGAAACCCCTATTGATAACATAGTTGAAATAGATGAAGGTACTATGAATAATCTGAAAAAAAATGGTAAAAAACGTAAAGAAGAATGTAAGTAATTATGCAGTGTTTAATTTTAGATAATAAAGAAGTAAAGGCAGCAGTAGACGAACTTACTACAGTGTTAGGTAGTAAAGACGCTGCATATTACGTAGTGTCTGAAAATAACGGTCATGCTATAGATCAGGCTCCCAATGGGGAGCCTTCTAAGCTGTTTTCAGATCTTTTGAGCCATTATAATGGCAATCGTGAACAAGCTATTAAGGCTAAAGTAAAAGTGTTTACAGATGAATTTAAAAGCTGGTTTGGAGATTGGATAAACAATGTTGAAGATTCGTCAAAGATAGTAGATGAAAATGGAGAACCATTAATTGTTTATCACAATGGATATGAAGATATAAAAGTATTTAAGGGTGATGAATATGGCGATATCTACTTTGGTGACTATATGACTGCTGCTACTTATTCTGGTCTTCCTACTAAAGTATTTTTAAGCATCCGTAATCCATTAACAATAGATGGAAAAGGAGAAGAAATTGGAGATGCTGTAGAGAAGCAGTATCCTGGATAGAGGAGATTGTCTACAAATGCAGATTACGATGGTGTAATATACAGCCACGTGAAAGATGTAGGTGAAGGTATAATGAATTTTGATATCTCTGATATAGAAATGTTTTGGAATGATTACGAAAAATAGAATTATGGAACGGTATATTCTATAAGTAATCCTAATCTTGTTAAATCTATAGATAATAGCGGGGCCTTCTCTACTTAGGATGATAGTATCTTTAAAGCAGAATCTGTTTTTGAGTACGACCCTAACATAGGGTTAGATTATACTTTATAGAAAATATTCCATGAAGACACTGTAACTACAGTTTCTAATGCTCTGTAGCAACTATAGTTCTACTATGCCGGAAGTAGATTTGATAATCTGTATAACTTGTTTAAGGATAGTAATATATTAATTGAATTATCTGCTAATACTTAGTATATGGATTATTCTTTAACAAATAATACAATAAGAATTAATCCTGCAACTTTTTCAATGTAGAGTACTGATAAAAATATCAGAACGTTAATGCATGAGATAGTGCATGCTTATACAGTAAGCAGTATATATAGAGTAAAATAGGGCAAAAATTTCTCTTAGCAAGAGAAATATGTATATGATACAATAAATAAACTTTATAAAAAGGTTTTACTAATTGAAGGCCCTAAAAAAGAAACAGGAGATTATTACGGTTTAAAAGATATATATGAATTCACTTCAGAATTATTAACTAACTAGTCATTTGTAGAAAACATTATAAATGATATTGCAAATAAAAATGAAGTAAATTCAATAAAAGATTTGCTACAAAAAATATGGCGAAGTATAGTAAATCTACTCACAAAATAGTATAGTCAACAAGATATTGAAGTAATACAGGGAGAATTGTTAGATTTAATATCATTTAATGTGGATAATAATATTCCCTATTAGTACTTTTTTGATAATACTAACGATTTAGTATCTAGGTAGCAACAAGCTATCTTTAATATGGAATCCCAGTTAGATTAGATAGAACAAGATAAAGAATAGTTTGAAAAAATTACTCATAATTTAGCGCAAAGTATAAATGAAGCGCTACAATCTCGTTTAAAAATATTTAAACATCCGGATCCTATAGTAGAGTAGCAAGCTAAAAAAACTATGGAGTGGCAAATTTAGAATATTACTCAGGGTTTAGTATCAGACTATGAAAGTATTAATAATTTCCTACAACAGTCAGCAGATGAAATCAAAACAGCATCTGAAATGTTAATAAAAGCTAGAAAAAATAATGAAATAATAGATGATACTAAACTTAATGATTTAGACTAGAATTTCTTTAGTTTTTATGTTGGTATAGTAGACGATATAGTTCAGCAACTGATATATAGGGAACCCTATAGAGAAATAGTAGGTAAAGATGGCAATGGCAACTACAAACTAGATAGATTGATAAAGAGAGCTAAGTCGTATTAGGCTTTATTAACAGAAGGGCAACTTATAGTTAAAAGCTAGATAGCCAGGAACGCATCTAAAATACTAAAAGATGTCGGAGTAGAAGTAGGAGCTGTTACCATATATAGATACGAATAGACTGATATTACATCTTACGATAAGGATATATCTTACCTTACTTATTTGTTTGGTGCTGGAGATAAAATAAAGGACGATTGTATAAAATCTATTTTTTATCTTATAAATGGTGCCGAAGAAAAAGTAAGAAAAGATACCTACGCTAAACAAAACTAGTTAGTAGAACTATTATAGAAAACTAATAAATATAATCAACTATAGCTATTTGAGGTAGACGATGATGGTAACACTACTGGATATTTTGTGAGGTCCAGAAATTATGGGAAATTTGAAAAAGCATACAAAAAAGAGATGGATAATATTTGTATGCAATTAGGTATTGATATTACTGACTTAAATTTACCAGAAAATAGAGCAATACGTATAGAATATAATAAACTGAGAAATAAATGGTTATCGGAACATTGTGAAAGGCGTTTTACTGCTGATTATTATGAGGCTTTCAATCACCTTAGTAATGAAACACAGTAGCAAAGGGAATCTATACAAATAAATATTCGTAACCTACAAAATAAAGCTAGAGATAATTATGGTATAGTTAGACTAGAAAGATTAAATCCCCAAGAAAGAGCTCAATTAAAAAAGCATTAGTTAGAAAAAAAACAGTTAGCTAGTATATATGATATAAATGGCCGTAAAAAACAAGGCATACAATTATAGGTAGCGGAAGAATTATAGGAACTTAATAAAAAGCTTTCTGAAGGTATTGTATTGACTAAGAATAGCGAAGCTTATGAAAAAGAAAAAGCTCGTGTAATGAGCGATAAAACGCTTACACAAGCTCAAAAAGATGAATGGCTGGAGTTTAATTCTAAAGTATAGTATAAAGAAAAGTTTTATCAAATGCTAGATAAAGCTGCTAAAAAATATTACGATGACGAGTACGTAGCATTATAGAAACGTAGAAGAGCCATATTGTCTATGTTTCGAGAAGATTCTACTGGGGAAATAGATGCTAATAATCTGCCTCAAGGGACTAAAAATGCACTTAGCGCTATATCTCGTAGAATGACTCAAATAAGGAAACAAAAGAAAGCTTCTACTATTCCTGGGAAATATGAGTTTGATGAAATTGCAAAGACTGTTCCTACAAAGTAGTGGTATGAAGATAAACGTAAGTTTTATGATTCATTGCTAAACGATGACCCAGAATCTGCACAACTATGGCTACGAGCTAATGCATATACTATTAAAAGCACGGATAGTAATGGTAGAGTAAGTATTAAAACAGTTCCTAAATCTTGGTATACTAAACTTGTTCCTAAGGATGAAAGTTTAATCGAAAGAGTACCTAATAATAATTGGTTAGAAGTATCTAAGGATAGCCCTTTTTATAATAAAGCCTATTATCGAGCTCAGGTAGATCACCCTGAATTAAAAGATGAATACTGGATTCCTAAAGAAGATAAATACGATTCCTCGGACAGATATAATAAAATTTAGAATAATCCAGAAGTTAAAGCATTATATGATGCTTTACTACAGACAATGGCTGAGGCTAATGCGGAATATACCAATTTAAGTAAAATCTATCCTTATAGGACTCCACAAATATCTGGTAGCTTATACAGATATATTGGTGCTGAATGGAGAGCCTCTAAAGGTTTATATAAATTATCCGCTCCATTTAAAGGGTTTTCTGAATGGTTTAAAGATAAATTATCTGTACGTAATGACGATAAAGGATTTAATAAAGCTCTTAGTAAACCAAATGGAGAAAGACTTAACCTTATACCATAGAATTATATTGCTAGATTAGATAATCCCGCTGTATTAAAAGCAGATGCAGTTGGTAGTGTAATAGAATATTATAGATCTGCTAAAGAATGGAAATATAAGAAAGAGATTCAACCTAAAGTAGAATTACTTAAATCTCATATATTAGGCAAAAAATATTTAGATAGAAGTGGATAGGTAAAAACTAATGAAACCAATGTAGCTAAGTTTGCAAAGGCCTTTATAGATATGAATCTTTATGATATTAAGAGCCAAACTGTTACTATAAGCTACGGTAATAATAAAAGTGGTAAATTATTTGGTATAGTGCCTTATAAAGGTAACATATTCAATCTTATTAACTATGATATAAGTAAACCAAGAGAAATAAATATTACTAAAATGTTAGCCATACTTAGAACTTTAGGTACAGCTAGAAACTTAGCATTAAATTTATGGTGCGCTCTTACAGGTGGTTTTACTGCATTATACTCTCATATAGTTAATTCTTTAGTTTAGCGTTATTACAATCCAGTAGATGCATCTTATGCTTTTAAAGATATGATAAGCGATTTGGTAATAAATATACCAAATAAGCTTGGTATAACTTCATATACTCCTTTTATGACTAAGTGTATGGAATACTTTGAAGTTGGTGCTACAATGTAGTTAAATCCTACCAATAGGAATAAATTACTTAATATGACTAGTAAACATTGGGGTTTTGGTATATATACATTGCAAGATCATTTTGTTAAAGGCTAGATACTTGGTTCTATTATGCATAACTATAAGTTAGTTATAGATGAGAATGGTAATAGATAGTTTATGTCTAGAGAGGCATATAAGCAAAAATATGGATTAAAGGTGTTTAAACCTGGTGATGTTCTAGACTGGAACTTTGGAGATAAATTAACATTTAGAGATGCAATATAGTTTATAGGAGGAGAAATGGTAGCTAAAGATCCAGCAAATCAATCTGCAGTAGATGCTGTCAAAAATGAAATTGGATATTTAGCTAGATAGTTATCTCAATCTGCAGACGGACAATTAACAGATTTATAGAGATCTGTAATTCTTGCTAATGCGGCAGGATAGTTTGTCATGATGCATAGGTAGTATTTACCAGTTATTCTTCAAGAACGTTTTCTAATGAGTAGATAGCTAGATTATTAGACCAGAAGATATAAAGAAGCTGTTTTCCAAACTCCTTATAGAATATTTACATAGGCAATAGAACATAATGAAAATATTCTATTAGCATTTAGAAGAGAATTTTTAAGTGACCCAGTAGTTAGAGAAAATATAGCAAAAATTACGACAGAAATATCTTTGTGGCTTCTAATTACTCAATTACTACGACCTCTAATATCGAGCTCAGCGGATGATGACAAGAAAAATAAATTAAAATAGTTATTTGCTTATGTAACAGAACGAACTTCTTTTGAAATTATGGCTCCTTATAATATATTTGATATAGCTAGAACTGTTAAAAGTCCTTCTGCAATTATATCTTATATAGAAAATGCTACAGAAGTTATGTCTGCTCCAGCTAATATGTTATTTAATACTACAAGAAGTCTATTTAAAGAGGAAAGTTTTGATAGTAATAAAGTAATAAAAAGAGGAGCATATAAAGGTATGACTGAATTTGAGAGAGCTCTATGGAAACTTACTCCTTTTAAAAACTTATGGGAGCTTAAGGATATCCAAAGTAAACGTAATTATTATTAGAAACAAATTTTAGGAGAATAAATAAAGGACCTATTTCACAATAGGTCCTTTTCATTTAATTTGTTCTTACATTCAAATATATCCTCATTATAAAACTGAGGCATATCTTTAACTAAATCCCCCCAAAAAATAAAAATTAAAGCATAATCTTCTATAGTAAAACCAATATTACCA